ATGCTGGAAACAGCATTTTCAGTGATATATTTATTTTAAACAAAACATATTAAGATGTCAGTAGGTAACATTAACTCATACGGAGATAAAAAGAATAACTTTCCATTTCAGTTAAAAGTATTAAAAGGTATTACAGATCTCATTAACTCTCTAACAGGAGTTACTACAGGAGCTTCTAGAATTACTAATATTTCTAGACCAACTACAGCTGGATCAATTGCTGCTGGAACATATTCAGCATCAATATCTAATGTAGGAACAGCTAATGGTACTGTAAAAGCAACTACACTTAAACCAGGTGAAACAGTAAACTTTGATGCAGGGGCTATCAATAACACATTAGATGCTATTGATTATGATGCAACAGGTACAGAATTTTTGATTATTTTCATTTCTTAGTATGCCTGCTAAAATATTTCAAAAGATATTTCCAGGGTGGAATAGGGGAACCTATATAGATAGGGATCCTGTTAACAATCCACCTTTACTCTTGGATTTATATCCAGGAGCAACAGCAGCATATTCTCTAAGAAGATTGGATCAAAACTATACAGGGTATGCAGTACAAGTTAGAAGAATTAGTGATAATGCAACCCAAAATATTGGCTTTGTAAATAATGAATTTGATTCTGCAGCACTTATTGCATTTGCTTCTAATACTACAGCTGCTGTAACAATTTGGTATGATCAATCCGGAAATGGAAATAACTTAACAAATGCAACTGCTCTTGAGCAACCAAAATTTACTGTAATAAATAATAAATATGCTTTGTCATTTATTGCATCTAGCGGACAAAGACTAATATCTGCAACAGGTACAAATGCAATTGGTACAAATGGTTTATATACAGCTTTTGGAGTTGGTTTACTTTACAATACTTCTGGAACAAAAATCTTATTTCATCAAGATCAAGGCTCTATAAGAATTGGTCAATGGTTTAGAGTGGACGGATCTAGTAATGTTTCTTTAGTATTTTCCAATAATAATACTACAAGTACAACAGAAACAGGTTTTTCTAGTTCAGCATTTTCATTAAATATGCTTAGTTTAATTAGAAGATCTTCAGCTGCACAACTATGGGTTAATGGATTTACTAATGGGGATACTGCAACACCAGGAACTCCATCCTATAGTGCAGGAAATATGGGAGGTTTATATGTGGGAAGAAGAACATTAGGGGAAGCCTATGATGGTCTTACACCAGAAATTATTTTGTATCCTAGTGATATGACAACAGATAGACTTGCAATAGAAACTAATATTAGAGGTTATTATGGTTTTTAAGGGCTATACATATAATAGTGCAATAGATGCACAAGCAGCTGTACAACAGTGTGACACATATTATGGAATTCCAAAAAATCCAGATGATGTAACACAGCACTGGGTAGAATATGAATATTCAGCAAATGATAATATTTACTTTATTTTATTTGATGAATCTCTCTTACCAGTATTAGGAGAACCAGTTGACTTTGAAGTTAATTTAGAAGAAGAAGTATAATGGTAACTAAATCTAACATATCATTAGTTATACAGGTAGTATTGGTTGCTATTTGCATGTACCTGGTTTTTAAACCAAGTAAAGAAGTGTTTCCTACTTCTTCTAAAACTATTATAGAAAAGAGAATAGCAGGTAAGGAAACTGTTATAAGAGAAAAGGGTAAACTTATAGATAACAGCAATAAAATTATCTCAGAGCTTAATGCCGGTTTATTTGATCTACACTCCCAGTTAGATTCTGTTAAGAATGCTAGAGATACTTTTAACATTATCCAGATACAAGATACTATGATCCATGTTCTATACCGTAGAGATAAGGAGAAAGATATAATTATAAAAAACCAAGATACAGTTATTCAGGCTCAGAGATATATTATTAATAGCCAGGATACTATTATTACCACTCAAGCTTTTGACATTAAAAGATTAAAGAAGCAGAGAAATATTTCAGTATTATTAAATGCATTATTAACCACTGGACTGATTATCAAATGAAAACTAAAATAACCCTATTTACTTTGTCACTCTTCTCATTCTTTGCTCCAATTGAACTAAGTGCTATTCTCTTAATGTTTATAATTTTAGTAGACACAATAGTCAAACTTATATCCCTTAAGAAAATTGCATGTGATGAAGGTAGAAAATATAAAGATGTCTTTAAATCTAAGTTGTTAAGAAGAGGTTATATCTTTAAAGGTGCTGGTTATTATATATTTGCAGGTGCTGTTTTTCCACTAGATTATTATGGTTTTACTCCATTTGCTCAAGGACTCATTAAAGCAACGGGATATGATATTATTATACCTTCTAAAGCTTTCTTTACAAATGCACTTATTTATATATTTGCCATTATAGAGTTATCATCTATTAATGAAAACTGGTTTGATCTTACAGGCAACAATATCTTTAGAGGAGTATTTAGAGTTGTTAAAGCTATTAGAGGTGGAATACAAAAAGTCTCAGATACTTATAAAAACATAAAAGAGTAACTTATGAGCTATAGTTTTTTACAAGAAGAGAAGTCACCTAGAATTCTAGTTCAAGCTGTAAAACTACTTGGAGTTAAAGAAATAGTAGGTTCAAAACATAATCCAGTAATTATGGATTGGGCTAAAGAACTTAAATTAGATAAAGTTTATACGGCAGATGAGATTCCATGGTGTGGTCTATTTATTGCATACTGTGCTCATGAAGCTGGTGTAGAAGTAGTTGATAAACCTCTCTGGGCTTTAAATTGGGCTAAATACGGAACTAAAGTAACTGAACCTATGCTAGGTGATATACTTACCTTTAAAAGAAACGGAGGAGGGCACGTAGGACTTTATGTAGGAGAAGATAAAGATTGTTACCATGTGCTTGGTGGAAACCAGGGAAACTCAGTATCAGTCACAAGAATATTAAAATCAAGATTGCACCAAGCAAGAAGAACGGCATGGAAAGTTGCTCAACCAGCAAATGTCCGTAAAATTCAACTTAGTGCAAAAGGTATAATCAGTAAAAATGAAGCATAATGAAATTTAGAAACAGTTGGAATGCAACGGCTAAGCAATGGGATAAGCTAATAATAAGATTAAGAATCTCATCATTAGATATCTTTGCTCTTGAAGTAGATCTATCAAGAGACTTTTATTTAATAACAATATTAAACTTAACTCTTAAAAACAGGTAATCATGATACATAGTAAAAATCAAATGATCAGATCCATGAAGAGCTATGAAGTAGGTGGCTCTAGTTCTGATTGTAATTCACGTGATGGTGGATGTGGTGCTAAAAAAGCAGCTAGAAAAAATAATAGAAAAGCAGCTATGCGTAAAATTGGTAAAGCTATTGGGGGTGCTGGTAGTGCAGTTGGTACTGTAGTAGGAGGCGCACTTCTTGGCGCTGCAGGATACGGACTTAAAAAACTTTCTGAACAAAAGAAAGGTGGAACTGTAAAAAGAACTACTAAGAAAAAGTAATATTACTTAAACTACTATGATCCAGGTACTTTCTGTGCCTGGATTTTTTTATTTAAACCATATACATTTAAACTTATTTTGTATATTTGTTGTAAACCAATAAATTAATAGTTATGGAAAACCAACAAGAAAGAGAGTTTACAGCAGAAGAACTTGCTGCTCAAAAAGAACAAATGCTTCAGTTTTATACGGAATCATTACCTTATTTAGAAGCACAACTTAAGTATGAAGATTTACTTATGAGAATTGATGAAGCTAGATTTAAAAGAAATAGTATTCAAATGCAATGGGCAATGATGATGCAAGCCCAGCAAGAACAAGAACCAGAAGGTGATGATTCTGATATAGATAATGATCCAAATATTCCTGAGCAAGGAAAAAAGAAGCTTAGAAAAGGATAATCATGGCTTTAGTAAATCAAGTACAGAAAAGAGTAAAAATGCCTAAATGGGATGTAGTTAAGTTCCAGATATTAGTGCATTGCTATATTAATAGAATTACTATGAGTGATTCTGATTTAAACTGTCTTACTTTACTAAGTCTTAATCAACCTATTGAACTTACTGAATTTTGTTATGATGCATCTTCAGAAGAATCTTGGATTTTTAAATCTCCACAGACTGTAAGAAACTGTATCAATAAGGCAGAAAAAAATAATCTGGTAGTTAAGGATTTAGAAAATAAAAAGATTATTTCTTTAAATCCTAGTTTAAAAATTCAAACTGAAGGTACAGTATTACTTGATTATAAATTTTTGGGGAATGAATCCGAAGAAGTCCACTAAATTATATCAAGCAGTAGCAGAGGACTTAAATATGCCTGAGTCACTTGTTGAAAATTTAATAGAACTCTATTATAAAGATCTTAGAACTTGTATGTCACAATTAAGTCATACCAGAATAAATGTTACGGGTTTAGGTCATTTTTATGCTAAGTCTCAGAAGATAAAAAAAGATATTATCAGTATTAGTTCTATTCTTAAGACGCATGATGTATCAACATTTAGAGCATATTTTAACAAAAAGAATTATGAAGAAACTTTAGATAGGCTTATTATTTTAGATAAAGAATTAACAGAAGAAAAACAACTAAGAATTACTTATAAAGATGAAAGCAGCACTAAAAGCAATTTGGGAGAACAAGACCAAGATCATTGAAGGCATAAAGAACTCAGTAATTAGAGATGAGTTTGTAGAAGATGTAGCCCGTATGAGATTTGATGTCTGTGATGAATGCTCCAGTAAAGGAAAGAAATGTGCAGTAAAGGGTACATCACCATGCTGTAATGAATGTGGATGCTCATTAGCTTTTAAGACCAGATCTCTTTCTTCAGACTGTCCACTTGGTAAGTGGCAAGCAATTGCTACAGAAGAAGAAGAAGATAAACTAGATGCACTATGAGTATAGTATTTAATGCAGATGACCACAGTTATGTTAGTGTAGATCCAAATGATCAAATCAAATGGACTAGTGTAACAACATTGGTATCTAGTTTAAAGAAACCTTTTGATGCAAAGAAAGTAGCAGAAAGAGTAACTAAAAACAAGAAATCAAAATGGTATGATATTGATCCTAAAACTATTATAAAGATATGGGATAATGAAGCTAACAGAGCCACCACACTTGGTACATTTTATCATAACCAAAGAGAATCTGACTTATGTTCATTAGCATCTATTGAAAGAGAGGGTGTAACAGTTCCGGTATTTAAACCTTATGAAGGAGAAAATGGTTTAAAAATTGCACCTTTACAGAAATTAGATCCAGGTGTGTATCCTGAACATATGGTTTATCTCAAGTCAGCAGGCTTGTGTGGCCAATCAGATTTAGTTGAAGTAGTCAATGGTAGAGTTAACATCATTGACTACAAAACTAATAAAGAGATTAAAACAGAATCATACAAGAACTGGGAAGGCATGACAGATAAAATGCTTGACCCAGTACAGCATTTAGATGATTGTAACTTTAACCACTATGCTTTACAGCTCAGTGTTTATATGTATATTATATTAAAGCATAACCCTAAGTTACAACCGGGTAAGATATTTATTCATCATATTACTTTTGAAACAGATGGTGAAGATCAATATGGTTATCCTATTGCTAAGTTAGATGTAAATGGTGAGCCTATTGTAAAAGAAGTTATTCCAATGCCTGTGCCTTATCTATATGATGAGGTTATTGCAATAATTAACTTTATGAAAGATCATCCACACTTAATTAAAAAGAAATGATTATAAGACTATTTGATGTTCAGAATGGTAAAGTAATTCCAACAGAACATTGCTATACACTTAAGGCACTTAAAGATATCATGGATAATTATCCAGATGATCATCTTAAAATATATCAGTATCTTTTTTACATGACATGCCCCAATCCAGATATGAATCCTTTCTTTCATACTCCTGAGATTGACAAAGAGCACATAATACTAAAAGAAATAGAAGCAGAATTTTCTACAGAGGATGATGACATACATACAGCACTTTCATTCTGCCAGAGAATGTATGAAACTCCAACATCTAGAGCATATCAAGGTATGGCATCTATGTTAGATAGATTAGCTAGATACATGGAAACTACACCTATTACTGCTGGTAGAGACGGTAACATTAATTCTCTTGTAGCAGCAGCAAAAAACTTTGACCAGATCAGAGCATCATTTAAAGGAGTATATAAAGATCTCCAAGATGAACAATCTAGTAAAGTAAGAGGTGGAATCGGAATGGCATATGACCAATAACTATGAGTGAAATCTATCAAGACATACCAACCTATGACAACGGACAATGGACAACTACAAGCTTTGAATCCAGAGAAGACTTCAGTAACTTCATATTTGGGGTTTTCAAAGAACCTGGTAAGTACGGCTTCAATGACACTACTAATCAGATATTTATATCAGAGTCAAACAAGTTTAGAAGTGATGGAGTATATTGCACAGCCCCTTTCAAATCCAAAGACTTTATAGCTTATTGGGATGACCAAAAAGCAAAATGCAAAAAAGGCATAATAGTTAAAGATTCTGGTAACACATGGTTTCTTGCAAGAGAATACTATATGTGGTTAAACTTCTTACCAATCTTTGATAAAGAAATACAGAAGTTTGGATTTGCTAAGATAAGGGATGCACAATATCACATGGCTCTTTATGAACTATTAGCAGAACTAAATTACAAACATGTAGCTATTCTAAAGAAACGTCAGATTGCATCTTCTTACTACCATATGGGTAAACTATTAAACCAGCAGTGGTTTGAACCAGGGGTTACTCTTAAGATAGGTGCCTCACTCAAAGACTATATTAATGAAAAGGGTTCCTGGAAATTCTTACAGGAATACGCAGCATTCTTAAATGAGCATACAGCATGGTATAGACCTATGTCTCCTGACAAGGTAATGATGTGGCAACAAAAGATTGAAGTAAGAAAAGGAGATAGAAAAACAGAAGTTGGCCTTAAAGGTACTATACAAGGTATGTCATTTGAAAAAGATCCAACAAATGGTGTAGGGGGTCCGGTAAAATACTTCTTTCATGAGGAAGCCGGTATTGCTCCAAAGATGGATCAGACATATGAGTATATGCGCCCAGCTATGAGATCAGGTATGGTTACTACAGGTATGTTTATTGCAGCAGGATCTGTGGGTGACTTGTCTCAGTGTGAACCACTAAGAGATATGATCTTGAATCCACTTTCAAAAGATATATATGCAGTTGAAACTAACCTTATTGATGAGAAAGGTACTATTGGTATGTCAGGATTATTTATTCCTGAGCAATGGTCAATGCCTCCTTATATTGATGAGTTCGGTAATTCTTTGGTGGAAGAAGCTCTTATAGCTTTAGATAATCAGTTTGAACAATGGAAGAAAGAACTTAATCCAGAAGATTACCAGTTAAGAATATCTCAGCACCCAAGAAATATTAGAGAAGCATTTGCACATAGATCAGTATCTATTTTTCCAACACATTTAGTTGCTGCTCAACAAAGAAGGATTGAAGAGAAAGAATATGCATATGAGTTCTTAGATATCTTTACAGATGATATAGGTAAAGTTGCTGTAAGATCAACTGATAAACAACCAATTAAAGAATTTCCAGTTACTAAAAAATCAGAAGATAAAACAGGTGTTCTGGTTGTATGGGAAAGACCAATTAAAGATCCTACATTTGGTCAGTACTATGCATCTATTGACCCCGTATCAGAAGGTAAAACTACAACATCAGAATCACTCTGCTCTATCTATATCATGAAAGCTCCTGTAGAAGTAACAAAAGTTACTGTGGGAGAAACAGAAACTTACATAGAACCAGATAAAATTGTAGCTGCTTGGTGTGGTAGATTTGATGATATTAATAAAACTCACCAGAGACTAGAGTTAATCATAGAATGGTATAATGCTTGGACTCTAATTGAAAATAACATATCATTGTTTATTCAGTACATGATATCTAGAAAGAAACAAAAGTATCTTGTACCAAAGAGTCAAATTATGTTCTTAAAAGATCTAGGTTCAAATGCTAATGTATTCCAAGAATATGGTTGGAAAAATACTGGTACATTATTTAAGGCTCACTTATTAAGTTATACTATAGAATACTGTAGAGAAGAACTAGATGTAGAAACTAAAACAGATGGTACTATTGTACGGACTAAGTACGGAATAGAACGTATTCCAGATCCTATGTTACTTAAAGAAATGCAAGAGTATGCTGATGGGGTCAACGTGGATAGACTTGTATCATTTGCTGCATTAGTTGCATTCATGAGAATACAGCAAGCTAACAGAGGTTATTCTAAAAGAGTAATCATGGATGATGCTTCTAAAAACTTGCAAAAGTCAGAAAATTTGTTTAAATTAAATAAGAGTCCGTTCCGTCATATGGGAGGTGGCTCTAAAGTTATTAATGGTCAAGTTTTTAAAAGGTCAGCTTTTAAGAACTTTAAATAATAGATATGCAGGTATATAATGCTTTACAGTTAAAGAAGGGCGCTAAAGTTGAGCAAAATAGGATGGGTAGTGTTACCCAACCTTTACAATTTATTTCTTCTATAGATAAAGATGAAGAATGGGCAGCATGGAATCTTGACTGGTTAGAATGGAATGGTCTAAAACAAATCCGTAGAAATGCCCGCAGGTTAATGAAGAACTATAAACTTGCAAAAGGTATTATTGACAAAGGTGATTATATAATTGAAGAAAATAATGAGTACAGAGATGTAGTAGAACTTTTAACTAAAGAAGACCCTACTGCATTAGAACTTAAGTTTTATCCTATTATTCCAAATGTTATTAATGTTCTAGTAGCTGAATTTGCAAAAAGAACTACTAAACTAACATATAGAGCTGTAGATGAATTCTCATATAATGAGATGATGGAGCAAAAAAGAAAGATGGTAGAGGAAACTCTTATGTCTAATGCTCAAATGAAAATTGTTTCTGCTATGTTAGAGGCTGGTATGGATCCAGATTCTCCAGAAGCACAAGAGCAAATAAGCCCAGACAATTTAAAAACATTACCTGAGATTGAATCTTTTTTTAAGAAAGATTATAGATCTATGGTGGAACAATGGGCTTCACATCAACATAAAGTGGATGTAGAAAGATTCCGTATGGATGAATTAGAGGAAAGAGGTTTTAGAGATTCATTAATTACGGATAGAGAGTTCTGGCATTTCCATATGATGGAGGATGACTATGATGTAGAACTTTGGAATCCAGCAATTACATTCTATCATAAATCTCCAGATGCTAGATATATTTCTCAAGGTAACTGGGTAGGTAAAGTAGATATGCTTACTGTTGCTGATGTTATAGATAAGTATGGTTACATAATGACCGAAGAGCAGTTAGAAGCACTTGAAGCTATTTATCCAATTAGATCTGCTGGTTACAATATTGGAGGATTGCAAAATGATGGGTCATTTTATGATGCAACTAAATCTCATGAATGGAATACCAATATGCCTTCTCTTGCATATAGACAATATACTTCTGCTGTAGCTAATTCTATTAGTGATGGCGGAGATATTATTAATCAAATTCTTTCTCAAGGAGAAGATTATTATGATCAAGGTACTGCATACTTATTAAGAGTAACTACTGCATATTGGAAGTCTCAACGTAAAGTAGGACATCTTACAAAAATTACAGAAGAAGGAGAAGTACTTAATGAGATTGTAACAGAAGATTATAAGATTACAGAAAAACCTGTATATGATACAAGGCTCTTTAAAAATAAAAATAAAGAGAACTTAATTTTAGGTGAGCACATTGATTGGATTTGGATTAATGAAACATGGGGTGGTATAAAGATTGGTCCAAATCTTCCGTCATTCTGGGGTATGAATAATCCAGGTGGCTTTAGTCCTATTTATATTGGAGTTGGTAAAAATCATATTGGTCCACTTAAATTCCAATTTAAAGGGGATGTTTCTCTATATGGTTGCAAACTTCCTGTAGAAGGTGCTGTATTCTCAGATAGAAATACTAAATCTACTGCACTTATTGACCTAATGAAGCCATATCAGATTGGATACAATATTGTAAATAATCAGATTGCAGATATCTTAGTAGATGAACTTGGTACTGTAATTATGTTAGATCAAAATACTTTACCTAAACATTCACTTGGTGAAGACTGGGGTAAGGGTAACTATGCCAATGCCTATGTTGCAATGAAGAATTTCCAAATCCTCCCACTTGATACATCAATTACAAATACAGAGAATGCATTAAACTTCCAGCATTTCCAGAAACTTGACCTTGAGCAAACAAATAGATTAATGTCAAGAATTCAACTTGCTAACTACTTTAAACAACAGGCATATGAAGTAATTGGTGTTAACCCACAAAGAATGGGGCAACAGTTATCTCAAACAACTGCTACCGGAGTAGAACAAGCTATGGCAGCATCTTATGCACAGACAGAGATATACTTTATCCAGCACTGTGATTATTTAATGCCTAGAGTACACCAAATGCGTACTGACTTAGCACAGTATTATCATTCTACTAAACCATCTGCAAGACTATCTTATATTACTACAGCAGATGAAAAAGTAAACTTTGAAATAGAAGGTACTGATTTGTTAATGAGAGACCTTAATATTTTTGCTAGTACTACTGCAAATCATAGAGCTGTTCTTGAGCAGTTAAAACAAATGGCTATGCAGAATAATACCACTGGTGCTTCTATTTATGATCTTGGTAAAGTTGTACAATCTGAATCTATTTCTGAATTAAACAATGCTCTTAAAGATTCTGAACAGAAACAGCAACAAATGAAGCAACAGGAAATGCAACAACAACAGCAAATGCAAGAACAAGCACTTCAAGCTAAAGCTCAAGAAGAAAAACTTAAGAGAGACTTTGATATGGCTGAAGCTGAGAAAAACCGTCAAAGGGATATTCTTATTGCTGAGATTAAATCTGCAGGATACGGATCTATGGTTGATGTTAATAAGAATGAACAATCAGATTATGTAGATGCTATGAAAGAGATTAGACAATCTGAACAATATCAGGAACAAACTAATCTGCAAAGAGAAAAACAAGTTAATGAGAATATGAGACAATCTCAAAAAATGGATATTGAAAGAGAAAAATTAAATGTCCAAAAAGAGATTGCAGATAAGCAACTTCAAATTGCAAGAGAGAATAAAAACAAATATGACAATAAAACACAAAATAAGAAATAGTTTTTAGCTATATAGTCCAAAAAATTGTTTTTACTGTTTTAAATATTTGAAGTTTATTTTGTATATTAAATTATAACCAACAATAATAGTAATGGAAGAAACCAATAAAAAACCTGAAGAGGTACAAGACTCTACAACGGTAGGTCAAGTAGATGTAAATATTGATGAGTTATTTGGAATGCCTGGTGCAGAAAGTGTAATGCTTCCATCAGATGATTCAGATGATAAACCTAAGTCAGTCTTTTCTAAGCCAAAAGATGTAGACACAACGTTCTTTGATAAACCTGATTCTAAAACAGCTGATAGCAATAGTGATGATAACACTAAAGTTACTGCAGCAGAAGTTGATGAAGCAATTGCTCAACTTGATGACATGATCAATCAAGAAGAGGAAACCGGAAACAAAGGAAGACCAAAAGTAGATAAGTCCGGTCTTTCTGAGTTAGCACAGAAAATGATTGAAGAAGGTACACTTATTCCTTTTGATGATGACAAACCATTAGAAGAATATACTACTAAAGACTTTAGAGAATTATTTGAAGCTAACTTTCAAGAAAGAGAGAACAAGATTAGACAAGATACTCCAAAAGAGTTTTTTCAATCTCTTCCTGAAGAACTTCAGATTGCTGCTAAATATGTCGCTGATGGTGGTACAGATCTTAAGTCTTTATTTAGAACTCTTGCTCATGTAGAAGAAGTTGTTCAATTAGATCCATCAAATGAATATGATCAAGCAGAAATTGCAAGACAATATTTATATGCTACTCAGTTTGGTACCCCTGAAGAAATTGAATCAGAAATTAATGACTGGTCAGATCTTGGTAAACTTGAACAAAAAGCAAATCAGTTTAAGCCAAAGTTAGATGCAATGCAAGAAGAAATTATTGCAAGACAATTAGCAGAGCAAGAACAAAGAAAAGATCAGCAAGCTAAACAAGCAAAAATGTATACAGATAATGTATATAATACTTTGTCTAAAGGTGAACTTGCAGGAATTAAACTTGATAGAAAAGTACAAAGTTTATTATACTCTGGATTAGTACAACCTAATTATCCTTCTATTTCAGGGAAACCTACTAATATGTTAGGTCACTTGTTAGAGAAGTATCAGTTTGTAGAACCAAGACATGACCTTATTGCAGAAGCACTTTGGTTACTTGCAGATCCAGATGGATATAAAGGTAAAATTAAAGAGCAAGGTTCAAAGAAAACAGTTGAAGAAACTGTAAGAAAATTAAAAACAGAAGAAGGTAGAAAGATTAGTTCATCAACTATTGTAGATGAAGATAATGCAAGAAGACCACAAAAACAACAACAAAGAACTATCTCAAGACAGAACAATCTGTTCAAGAGATTTTAATTAGTAACAATTTAAATTAATATATACAATGGCAACTCCAGTAATGAACAATGGTATATTCCTCAGGGATACCGCTTACAATGCAAGTTCCCATGTGGATTCTTACCACTTGGTGAACATGCTGAAAGATGCAGAACCAATGGACTTAGGTCCAGTGGATCTATGGGCTATGTCCCAAAAGGTAGAAATGCCTCTTTATCAAATGTCATCATTTGGTGGCAAGAACGTTATCATGGTAGATAACGCACGTGGGGAATACAGATGGCAAACTCCGGTTTCTATTGACCTTCCTTACATTGTTGAGGATATTGAACCAAACAACAACTTTAAAGGTGTTGATGGTACTACATTCCGCATCAAACTTAACAAGAGAGAATTTGGACATGGTGATATCATTACTTATGACAAATACAATGGTGTTGAGATGTACATCACACAAGAAGATATTCTTCCTTTAGGTGATGGCTATATCTATACTGTTCAACTTGTAAACAATGATAACTACAAATATCTTGATGACAAGTACTTAGCTAACGGTACTAAAGTATTCCGTAAAGGTTCTGCAAGAGGTGAGTATGGTGAAAGATTCTCTGACATCATCACTAATGCAGGTTTCCGTGAATTCTACAACTACGTAGGTGGTGCAGAAGCTCACGTACACTACTCTATCTCTAGCCGTGCTGACTTGATGATCAAAGGTGGTATGAATGCAGATGGTACAGTTCCTGTAACTGAGATCTGGAGAACATACGATAAAACTATGGACCCATCTATTTCTTCTTTGGAAGATATGATTAAAGTAATGGGTAAGGATAAAGTTAAGAAAGCATTTGACAATGGTGACTTATCACGTACATTCTTAACCAATATGGAAGCTGCTCACTTGAGCAAAATTGCAATTGACATTGAGACTTACCTTATGTGGGGTCACGGTGGTAGAGTACGTCAGGATGGTCCAGATGATGTTAGATTGTCTGTAGGTCTTTGGAAGCAGTTGGATAACTCATTCAAAAGAGTATACAACAAAAATAACTTCACACTTGACTTGTTCCGTTCTGAGATCTACAACTTCTTCAATGGTAAAGTTGAATTCCAAGGTCCAGATCCAAAACGCAGCCTAGTTGTACAAACTGGTATGGGTGGTATGAGAATGGTTAATGAGGCTATCAAACAAGAGGCTATCTCTTCAGGTCTTCTTATCCAAGCTGCTGATATCGGTGCAATTACTGGTAAAGGTATGGACTTGAACTTTGGTTTTGCTTACACTTCTTATGTTATCCCATTCTTGGCTAACGTTAAGTTTGTGTTGAACCCAGCATTTGACAATGTTCATACAAATGATATTGAGAACCCAATCATTGATGGTTTCCCATTATCTTCTTACTCATTCATTATCTTTGACATCACTGATAATACTAATGACAACATCTTCTTATTGAAGTTGTCTTGGGATAATCAATTGAAATGGTGGTATCAAAATGGTACTATGGACTACATGGGACGTAGCCAAGGCTTCCAGTCTTCTGGTCAGTTCAATGGTTACCGTGTAATGATGAGCCAAACAATGCCAGCTATCTGGGTTAAAGACCCAACTAAAGTGTTGAAAATTGTTATGAGAAACCCTGTAACTGGTGGATCATTCTAATCTAAACTAGAAAGGATAGGGAGGAGGAAACTCCTCCCTTTTTTTCTTTATATTTAACCAACAAATAATAAAACCAACAAAAAAATGGAAAATTTCACAATGGTAGAAACGGGCAATGGTACCGTAAAACAAACAGCAATTGCTGTAAGACCGTTCTTTGACAACTCAGTCTCTAATATGGGATTGGAAAATTATGGCTTATCTCTGTATGATGGAGTTAAGCACTTTGAACAACTTGCTTGTCTTGAGCAGAATGGAGTTATTAGATATCTTACTGGTCTAAATGAATTTGCACCAGAGATCAAACTTCTAAAAGTTGAAGATAGAGAAGCAAGAGTAAAAGAAATTAGAACAGCTATTGCTGAACTTGAAACTGAGTTAGCAGCTAATGTTCTAGATATTGAGGATCCACAGTTTTGGAATAAAGTAAAATTACTTAAACCTGATAATAAAGAATTCTGGAATAGAATAAGTATTGCTTGTGGTAATGACCCTGTATTCTTAGATCCTAAAGATCCATATGATAGAATTAAACTTTATGCTATTGAAGCTGGAGGTTTTTCTATTGTAGCAAAAAGTTTTGATGATGCAAGATCAAGAGCAGTTCCGCCTAAGTTTTACTTAGACAAAAAAGAACAAACAGTTATTGCAAGAACTGAGTACAAGAAAATGCGTAACAAAGCACTTTCTGAACTTCAGAAATTATTTGACAAAAACAGTACTAAATTATTCTATGTATCTAAAGTAGTAGATGGTAACAGTACACAATATAAAAAAGGAACACCTAATGATGTTATGTATGAGAACATGGACTTGTACATCAATGGTGAAGGTGTTGAGAGCAACAAAGAAAGAGCAGCTAAGTCTTTCCTTGAAGCTGTAGGAATGGATATGGAAACACTTAAAATTAAATCAATTGTAAGAGATTCCGTATTTTTTAAGTATATTATTAATAAGGCTGATGGTTACATCTACCATGCTAAGACTAACGCATTGTTAGGAAGAAATGTATCAGATGTAGTTGAGTACTTGAAGAACCCTTTAAATGAGGATGTTTTAACAGATCTTAACAAAGCCTGTGAGAAATTTTGGAATTCTTAAAATAAATATAAAATGAAAACTAAAAAAAAATATCAAGGTGGAGGTGATGTTGGTCAACCACTAAGACCTTCTAATTTTGAAAAAAGACAAGCTAAAAAAGTAGGTAGAGCTCAAACAAGAGCTGCTGTTGCTAGTATTGAAGGAGAGGGTACTGTTGCTCAAAAAAGAGACAATAGAGCTGAGCGTGTATCTACAATGGCAGGAACTGCTAGAGCTAAAACTCCAAAATCAGTTTCTACATCTACATCTACATCTACATCTACAGTTAATAATAATAATAAACCTTCTGGAATGGCTAAAACTGCTCCAGAAAATATGAAAACTACTGGTAAGAATGTATCTAAACCTAGCGTTCCTGCAGGTAAACCAAAACCGGAATATATGAAAACTAGTGTTAAGAGTGTGCCTAAAGACAGTGTTAAAAGTCCTGTTAGATATCAAAAGGGTGGACCAATACAAACAACTGGAGCCAAAGGAATAGTTAGACCTGCACAATCAGCACCTAAAGTAACAATTAGTCCTAGTAGTGCGCCTAAAAAATCTACTAAAAAAGCTACTCCTCCACGTTCAACAATGGATTTAATTAGAGGTTCTAAAAAATCAGACTATGTTGGTACAGTTACTCAAGCTGCTAAAAAAGGCGGTTCAGTTAAGAAAATGCAAAAGGGTGGACAAACATCTCAGGCTGTAGCAAAAAAAATTGTTAAAGGTGTAAAGTCAGATGTTAAAACAGCAATTAACACCCCATATAATGTAATGAAATCTGTAGATGATAAATTAGAAAAAAGATATCCTAATTATACTAAACCAGGTGGTACATATGATATGATTAAAAAAGGTATTAAATCTGTATTTAAAAAGGGTGGTGCTAAAAAGAAATAATAGTGGCTACCAAAAAAACAACTAAAAGCAAAGTAAACCAGGCTGGTGTCTACACTAAGCCTGGTATGCGTGAGACTATATTCAAAAGGATTAAAGCTGGCACTAAAGGTGGAAAGCCTGGAAAATGGTCTGCTAGAAAAGCACAACTAATGGCCAAAGAATATAAAGCTAAAGGTGGTGGTTATAAAAACTAAAAAGTAATGGCTAAAGATCCTCAACAAAGTCTCAGAGATTGGGGTGCACAAAAGTGGATGACTTCTGGTACTCATGCTAATAAAAAGAAGGGCAAGAATAAAGAAGTAAAATCTAAGGGCTCAAAGAGGTATCTACCAGAAGCTGCTTGGGATTCATTGTCTGCTGGAGAAAAAGCTGCTACTAATAAAGCAAAAGCTGCAGGTAACAGAAAAGGAAAACAGTTTGTTAAACAGCCTAAGAACATTGCAAAAAAGACATCAAAACATAGATAATGGCAAAGAGTAAACTTAAAATGCAAAAAGGTGGCACACCTAAACCAAAATCACAATCTAATCAAACAATGAAAACTGTAAGATGGGAAGGTGGTAATACTGGTTTACAAGTACCAAGTTATATGGTTGATGCTACAGGTAATGCTCTTCCACAATATCAAGCTACAGTAAAAGATAGATTACAGAAAGCAGGTAAACTTTCATTTGGTGGATCAATAAAAAGAAAATAAAAATGGCACAGAATGCAAAACAACAAGCTGCAATAGCTATCTCAATGAAGAAAGCTGGTAAGAAACCTAAGATGGCAAAAGGTGGAACTGCTAAAAGTTGTTGGCCAGGTTATGAAAAAAAAGGTACTAAGAAGATGTATGGTAAGACATACAATAACTGTGTAAAAAAATAATATTATGGCTGCTCTAAGACCTTATGCTTTAAGAAATCCAAAAACAAATACTGTTGTACCGGGTGCTTTAGTTCTTTCTAATATTAAACCTATATCAGGAGATTGGTTTCCTGTTGTTGAAGGTATAGAAAGAAATGTTGTTAATCCAGTAAGTTATGATACTACTGTTAAAATAACATATCCTTCTTGTGTAAACTCACAAAGGTTTGGAGACTATGCAAAAACTTTTATACAAGCTCAAGGCTATACTCCTGATAATGTAGTATTATCTGAATCAATTTGTTCAGATGATATTGATGGTCCAGTATATGCTGATATACAAAATATTGGTCAAACTCCTGCATCACAAAATGATTTTTTAGGTCCTTTTATGTCAGGAGGTTTATCTGGATATCCTCATACAGGAATATTAGGTATTCAAGCTTGGGGATCACATATTACAAATACAACGAATGGTGCTTTATTTTTTATTAATACTCCCCACATTGGAATTTCTCAAGTAGGAAATGTAGGTAGGGTTTGGAGAAGAGGTAAGACGCAAGCTCAATCTTTAACAGATAACACTTGTGGTGCAGTTGCTACAGCAATTACATGGGTAGCAGCAAATGCTATTGCTCCAGTTGTAGCAAACTTTCCAGATGATTATCAAAACTATACACTATGTGATATACTTTTTCCATTTAAAGTAGCTCTTGCAGCTATACCAGATTATGGAGATCAAATGGTATATGCTACTGAAAAAATAAGATTAGCTGGAGATACTTTTTTAACAGGTGCATCAGGAATAATTGCTGCTAATGTTGGAGTAGGTATTGATGTATTTTATTGTTCAGGAACATTTATTAATACAGATGATGGATATAATGCTTATGTTAATGTTACATCATTTAAAAAATATAATAGTGTTGGAGGATGGGTAGATTTAACTACATCCTTTTTAGCGGGTTTATAAAATAAAAAATTATGGCAAACTTTAAAAGTCCAAGTTGGACAAGAAAAGAAGGTAAAGATCCTAAAGGGGGTCTTAATGCTAAAGGTGTTGCTAGTTATAGAAAAGCTAATCCTGGTAGTAAACTTCAGACAGCCGTAACTACAAAACCTTCTAAGCTTAAAGCAGGAAGTAAAGATGCTAAGAGAAGAAAAAGTTTTTGTGCTAGAATGTCTGGGATGCCCGGACCTATGAAAGATGAAAAAGGAAGACCAACTAGAAAGGCTCTTTCTTTGAGAAAATGGAACTGTTAAAAACTATATAAAATGAAAACATTAAAAACTTGTAAAACAGGCTGTGGTAAAATGAAATCCGGTGGAGCTGTTAAGAAAGTAAAGAAGATGGCTCAAGGTGGTCAGATGTATGGTATTCCTCAAACAGGAACTACAAACTACAGTGCGCCTACTATGAAAAAAGGTGGTACTTTAAAACCTGTTCCTTCTGATCAAAAAGGTTTAGCAAAATTACCAACTGCAGTTAGAAATAAAATGGGCTATCAGAAAAAAGGTGGTACTGTTAAAAGAAAATAACTATGAAGGCACCTGCTAAATTAAAACCTATGACTGGTCGTATACCTGCATCTGTTAAAAAGCCTATGCCGGTAAAATCAGTAAGTAAATATTCACCTGTTCCTAAAAAAATGAAAGAAGGTGGTAACTGGATTCAAGGTGCTATTAAAAAACCAGGGGCTCTTAGAGAACAACTTGGTGTAAAGAAAGGTGAAAAGATTCCTAAAGCTAAATTAGCTGCAGCAGCTAAGAAAGGTGGTAAGCTTGGTCAAAGAGCTAGACTTGCTATTACTCTTGGTAAAATGAATAAAAAATAATACTAGATGTTAAATAGTACAATTGAAATAAAGATCAAGCAACGGCTAAATAAATTAGATAGCCAGGACTATGACAACATTGAATGTTGGCAAATAGTTGAGGCATTTAATAAAGCACAAGTTGAGTGGGCTAGAAGACAATTGCACGGAATTAATATTACTAAAGAAGGTGATGAAGGTTCTACTAGAAGAAAAGATGATCTTCAAGTTTTGTTAAATACAGAAGCACTTAGTCTTACTGATAAAGAGTATTATTACTTTGGTAAACTTCCAGAAGATTATTTACAATGGAAAAGAGTTGATGCTTATGCAAAACAGGACTGTTGTGAAAAAAGAAGAATGACAGTTTATTTTGCAGAAGAAGGTAACTTAAATGTATTACTTAGAGATAAAGCAAAGCAACCAAATTTTGAGTGGGCAGAAACATTTGCTACTCTTATTGGTAATACTACACATATTTATACAGACGGCAAGTTTGAAATTCAAAATGCTAACATTATATATTATAGACAACCTATTCAAATACAAATACAAGGTTGTGTAGATCCTTATACTAATTTACAATCTACACAAAATGTAGAATGTGAATTTAAAGATGATATTATAGAAGTAATCATTGATGAAACTGTAGCTATTCTTGCAGGAGATATTGAGTCAGGCAACCAATTCTCAAGAGGTACGGAAGCAGCAGAACGTAACAATTAACCATGGAAAATAAAACAAGATTATTAAAGAGAAATCCAGAACCTGCTAAAACACTTAGCAGACCACAAGTTATTGTTACTCAACCTAAGAGTGAACCAGCTAAACCTGAACCTACTCCGGATACAGGAGTTGGTGGAAGCTCATTAGATACAATGACAGCAGCATGTGCAACAGAGATGATGAATGCTGCAGTTAGTTTTCATAGATTACACTTACAAGTTAAAGGTGAGGGTTCTTATGCAGCTCACAAAGCATTGGGTAACTTCTACGAAGGTTTACATGATCAAGCTGATAAACTTATAGAAGGATACCAGGGAGTGTGTGAGAAGCTTCTTACTTACACTAACATGCCTATCAGAACTTTAGATAATACTTCAGATGCTGTAAGCTATCTTAGAGATTTATATAATGTTGTAGGTAAACTTCAGGCTATGATGCCTTACTCAGAGATAGTAAACAATCTAGATCTTGTTAAGGATTCAATTAATTCAACAAAGTATAAATTACTTTTCTTGAAATAATTTTTGAAAGTTCAAAAACTTTCACTATATTATAGTATATATTTATAAATTAAAACTTAGAAAAAATGGCTTATTTTAATCATGCTTTTGAAAAAGCATTCTTAGGCACAGGAACTACCTTAACAGGATCGGGTGCTGCTCAAACGGTAACCAAGTTGGATGGTACCACAATTGCTGTTAGCAGTAATTTAGGTTATGTCACTACTGATGGTGTACCAACTTATGGTTTAAATCAATTAAAAGCTGCAGCTGCGTCTGAAACAGCTAATGGTTACTTTGGTATCTTTGATGCAAGACCAAATTCTGCAACATTTAACCTGACTATTACTCCATCTTCTTGTTGTAATGTATATCTTGCAGGTTCTGCAATTTATGACAATGACAAGATTGGTCCATTAGCTGGTGGTTACCAAGAGACTAACAAGTCTAAAATGATCAACCCTAAGTATATATCTCGTTTCTATTCAGTAGCTCCATGTTCTCCACAGAACAATGTAATCCACGTAGGTTCTACTTACTGGACTGCAGGTGGTGGTGTATTAATAGGAGCAATCACTACTCCAGGTACTAACTATACAAATACAGCTACAGCTATAACAGTAGGAACTACTACTACTACAGGTACTGGTTCAGGTTTGTTATTATCAATTACAGTAGCAGCTAATGTTCCAACAGTTGTTGATATTGTTGCTCCAGGTAAAGGGTATGCAATAGGTGACACTGTTACTATTAAAGATACTGATGGTGGAGCTGGAGATGCGGTGTATACAATTTCTGCTAATGGTGTAACTACTGCGCATTCACAAACTGGCTGTGGTACTACAGCTGAGTGTTGCAAAGAATTCTTATGTGGTGAAACTTACTCTTTGCGTTTAGATGTTAAAGGTTCTCCTGCACTTAGATTCTTAAATCACAATGCATATGCTACTGTTGATGCTTACACAGGTTGTTGCCCAGATGGTACTATTGCTCCAACTGCAGTTGACTCAACTATTGTAATGATTGCTTGGGCTGATGCAATTGTAAATAACCCAATTGTTTCTCCATTCATTCAACCAGTTGTACAAGCTGAAGATGGTACTCTTTGGTATGCTCCAGGAACATCTGCTGCTTTCTTAGCTGCAAATGGTGCTGATACTTGGAACAACTATGTACCTGGTGCTCATACTACTGGTGCTTGTGCAGGTCTTATCCTTAACGGTGCTTATGTTGACACTAGATTTGGTGATTGTACATTCCAAGTTTCTGACTTCTATGAAAAAGAGCCAGTTAAACTTTATGCATCTGAAGTAGATTACAACGGTGATCCTTGTGCATTTGAAACACTTTGTGTTGTTACTGAATGTCAAGGTCTTCAAGTACAAGGTCTTGGTGAGACAGTTCTTAGAGAACTTACTCTTTCTGAATCTTACAGACAAAACTTCTTAGCTACTGACTTCCGTATCCGTGAGATTACTCAAGGTAACCAGATAGTTACTGCTATCAACCGTTCTGCATTATACTACAGATACGTGCTTATTCACAATGTACCACGTTTCAATAACCCTTCTGGTACATTTGATAATGATCAGTATGCATTGACTATCTTCTCTACAGGAGCTATGTCAACATTTGTTACTGACATTACTAACTGGTTAACTGGTTGTGATAATCAATGTAATATTGAAGCATTCTCTTGTGATACTGAATGTGATGTTCCTGTGAACTTCCCTACACTTCCAGTGTACAACCCTTACAATGTAGTTTCTTGTAACTAAGAAGTAACAAAATAAAAATCAAAAGGGGAGAAGAGTTCTAAACTCCTATCCCCTTTTTTATTAAATACCTATGGCTAATCACGTATTAAGTTTAGAAGTTCCTACAGTAATGAATACTTGTATCCTTACAATTATGGATACTAGTGTTTACACAGATTTAATTCCTGTAGTTTGTGAGCAGTTAAATATTACTGTTCCTGGTTTTCAGCATTCTGTACAATTAGATGTAAATGAAGGATTCATTGAAAACATCACAGCATGTGATCTTAATCTGCAAACATCAAACTGTGGAACAGAATACGTGGATATTCCAGATGGTATTTATATTATCAAATACAGTGTTTCTCCTAATGATGTAGTGTACGTAGAATACAATCATTTGAGAATTACAAAAGCATTAAATAGATACTACAATATTCTTTGTAGATTAGATGTGGCAGATTGTGATCCGCCACTTAGAGTTAAGCAAAGATTAGAAGAGCTTGGTCTAATTAGAATGTATTTAGAAGCTGCTAAGTCTAAAGTAGAGTTTTGTCATGAACCACAGAAGGGAATGTCACTCTATAATTATGCATTGAAGCTACTTAATAAAATGGATTGTATTAATTGTTAATAACTTAAAAACCAACAACTTATGGCAACTTGCGCAAACTGTAAAAATAAAATGTCATGTGGATGTCAGAAGAGAACAGCATCAGATGGCAAATCAGTATGTTCAAAATGTGTAACCTCTTATGAGGCAGATTTAAAACAAAGAAAAACTTTAGCAACAGTATCTCAAACTAATCAAGTCTGGGGAAAAGATAGATATAAATAAATAACAATTATGACTGTACCAAGAGATGTTCAATTGTTCCCTTATTATAAATTTACAAGTTGCTGTGATGGTATTGTAATTTATTTTACAGGTAGCCTTTCTATTGTATCTGGAAATTATTATGCTTACCAGGGTGTATTTCCTTATGCAGGAACAGGTGGTTCACTTCAACCAAACTCTTGTTATTTAGTAGAATCACTTATAAGTCAAACAACACTTTCATATCCTAGTGCTCCACCAAACATTCAATTAAATCCGGCAACTGGTTGTGATGATGTAAAATGTAATGATTGTAATCCATTAACATGTGAATGTCCAGAAGGATATGAATTAATAGGTGATGAGTGTGTTCAACTAGTTAGTATTGAAGCTACATATACTGGTACTACTGTAACACTTAATTCCGGAGATAAATTTACATCATATAATAAATTTGGCTTAAGGTTATATCCAGATATTACATCTAATATCAAACCTTTATTGGGTGACGGAGCTCCATATCTTGTTATAGATGATAATGGTGCTGGTGTTACAATTACCCCTCTTATATCAGGGATACAGTCAACATTATGGGGATGTGAAACACCTTTAGCTTGTAGCACATTTAATCTACCAGCAAGTACTTATGGAGGAAGATTGAATATTGCAGGTTTATGGAATGATGCATATGATGTACCTAGTGGAGATGGCCCTGAATTAGCTTTTGAGTATTGTATAGATATTGCAGAATCAAAACAATATCTAGTTGGAATATCTGGAGATAATAAAGTTAAATTTTATGTTGATGGTATATTAAATGTATTTTTAGATTCATCAAGTTTTTCACAGACTACTCCTTTTAATTATTGGCACGTATTTCCTATTACATTAACTGCGGGTTCTCACATTATAAAACTTGCTGGTATAAATGGGGGTAATACACCAGCTGCATTTGCAGGTGAAATATATGATATTGATCTTGTTACATTTCAAGCAAATTTAACTGATCCTGCAGTAGGTGCTGGAAACTGTGGTAATATAATTGCAGATTTAGAACCGTATATTATATTTTCAACTGAAAATATGATTGGTCTTGATGTACCAGATCCAAATTCTCCAGGTGAATGGGAATGCCCTGATGGCTATACTTTAAATGAATGTTTAGGTGTTCCAGTATGTACAATTGAAACTAGGTTTACTTTAATTTGTCCTTGTTATCTATTGATTCCATGTGACGGAATAACACCTCCCTTTATAAGCAATACAAGTGGTTTAGATAATTATGTCAATCAATTTGTATCTGTTAGTTATGCTGACTTTGATGGTTGTGTTTATGTTGTTGATCAATCTGATACTAGCTGTGAAAATGCTGTAGATGTAATTATAGATGGAGATATTACATGTGACTGTGATACAATCTGTTATTATATTGAGGGGGCTATAGGAATTAGTTATGTTCAGTATATTGATGGTACTGATCAGTTATTACAAATTATACCAAGTGCTACACAACCATGGTTAATTTTATGTTCTAAAATTTTACCTATTGTAGGAAACACAACTAATAATTATACAATAACTGCATTAGGGGATTGTGTGGATAATGATTGTCAACAAAAATGTTTTAAACTTATAGACTGTGAAGATTCACAAAATATTCTTTATAGTACTTCTATTCTTTTATTACCTTACCAAATAAATGGAAATGTCATACAAATTGCTAATCATACTGAATGTTGGATAGTTGAACTTGTTGATGAAGATTGTGATTGTGCAATAGATGTTGTAGTTCTTGAATCATTTGATGACTGTATTACCTGTAATCCTGATCCAAATTATATATTAACTAATTGTGATGATCAAAATACAATTATTTATACATCAAATGATCTTAGTGCTTATGTAGGTCAAGTAGTAGAGCTTGATCCAGATTGCCCAGGTTGTTGGATTGTAGATTTATATCCTTTCCCAATTCCATCTGATGTTTCAGTAACAGTATCTCAAGCATATGATGATTGTTTAGCATGTAAAACAACATATTACTTACTTGAGGACTGTGCTAATATTGAAGCTGACATAATAACATTTACAGATTTATCTGCTTATGTTGGTCAGATTATCATACTAGAATGGTGTCCAACTATATGTTGGCAAGTATCTGTTTCTCCAACTAGTACTGGTGCTGGTTTACTTGGAGATATACAGAATGAGTTTGACACTTGTGAAGAATGTTTAACTAGTTTTCCATGTATATGTTCAAGATTAAAAAATCATGACACAATAAGTCATAATTATGATTACTTAGATTGTGATGGGTTAGTACAGACTATTACATTACTTTCAGGTCAAAGATCTGAAAGAATATGTATGGCTCATTGGCTTATATCTTATCCTACAGATTATGTAGAATATTTTGGTAATTGTACTTTAGACGGTGATGTACACACATGTCCTCCTCCTGTATATCCAAGAAGATCTTTAAAGCCAGGTTATAATACTCCTCATTGTTCTACTTGGAAATATGAAGAGATTTCATGTAAGGCAGCAGAAGCATTATATAAGCAAGTACTTGAACTTAGATATGGTATTAGCAATTGCTGTCCTGAAGAGGATCAACAGTATCTTATTAAAAAACAACTTATAGATTTAAAAGCATTGGTTAATCCAGATTATACTTGTTCAACTCCATCATGTGGATGTAATACAGGATGTGGTTGTGGTGGATCCTGTGGAGGTAGTTGTAGTACTTGCCATTCTTAATTAATTTTTGTATATTATAGTAATAGAAGAAATATGAAGCCACTAAATTATGATAACTCACCTTGTAGTCCAATCTCAAGTAATTGTGTAATCTGGCAAGGACCAGACATTCCTTGTATTAAACTATGTGCTGGTGATACAATATCAGATGTTATTTTTAAATTAGCAACTGAATTGTGTACAGTCTTGGATACATTAAATGTAGCTAACTATGATCTTTCATGTTTTAATCTAACTGCTTGTGGTCCAAATGATTTTCAAGCACTTATTCAGTTTTTGATTGAACAGATTTGTGCTTTACAAACAGAAGTTACTACAATATTAGATCCGGCAACAAGTCCAATTACTAATGATACAACTAGATCTACAGGTGCAGATGCTTTAGTAACTATAGCTCCTTGTTTTGTTGTAGGTGGTGTTACAGTAATGACTGTATCAGAATATGCTCAGGCAATTGGAACTAGGGTATGTTCTTTAGTAACTCAAATTTCTACAATTAATTCTAATATAAATAGTTTAGATGTAAGAGTTACAGCATTAGAGTCAGCACCAGCACCTACATTTACATTACCATCTATTTCTGTAGATTGTACATTAAGTGGTACAATTGTTTCTCCAGGAAACTATACAATTGATGCTGTTTTAAATGCCCTTGTTAATGATAATACATATGGTTACTGTGCATTAAAAGCAGCAACAGGAGAACCTGCAGCAATTGCGTCTGCAGTTCTTTCTCAATGTATTGCAGATACAGATTTATCATTAGAATTTGGTACACAATTTCAAGTTGCTTATGCAGGAAGTTGGATTACTTCTGGAAGTCTTAACACAGCAGCTGATGCTATTAATAATCTTTGGATTGCTATTTGTGATGTTTATACTTATATAAGTAATTATTCTGTTGCTGTTGATAATACATCAACTATTAATTTAGACAATACTGGCAATGTAATTACAGCAAATATTACAGACACCGGTTGGGTTAATCTTAATGGTTTTGCTTATTATTCTGGAGTTACTAAACCTCAATGTAGAAGAATTGGTAACCAAGTACACTTTAGAGGTAATGTATATATTCCTCTTGAAAATCCAGCTTCTCCAGGAAGTGTTGTTCCGCTTACTGCACAAGATGCATATAATAGTGTAATTGGTTGTACTGTTTGGAGTGGTGTTGGTGGATGTACTATTATGGGTTCTGGTGGATTACAATTTAATAATGGAGCTTCCGTAGTTCCTACATCAATTACAGCAAATAATTTTGATGCACTGTATAGATCAGGATGGCAACCTATTGCTAGACAAATAACTATAAACAGTACTAATGGTACAGCTTTAACCAGTGTAATAAATATTTTTATTACAGCTAATAAACAATTAGAAATTCAAACAGTAGCTGATATTGAAGAAGGTAGTGCACCAACAACTTTGTATGGTAATAGTCCATTTAGATTTATAACTTCAAATGTTAGAATTGGTGAATATTTACCAAACTATATTGCTGCTGCATCAGATATTCAAAACGCACCTTCTAATGCTAACTTCCCTTTGCTTTCAGATACTTTTAATGCTACCTGGGATTTTAGTTGTGATGCAGCTGAGGCAGATCAACTTGGTGGATTTGAGTTTAGTCTAGATGGTATGATTACTTACTTAGATCCATGTAATACTGAAACAGGTTTCTCAACTGTATGCCCATAATAATATAAAGATATGTCACTAAATAAATGTCAAAATTGTGGGTGTGAGGATAGTTTCTTAACTAGTCCTGCACCATGTCCTACACCAGCTGGATGTCCTACCCCAGAACCATGTTATACAGTTACTGATTCACAGTGTACAATATATACAGGTCCTGCAATTGTTTGTAATGGAGACACAGTAGTCCCTACAAATACAGACATGGCAGAAGCTCTACAATTGATTGTAGCATACTTCTGTCCAGCTCTTTAAAGAAGTTACAGTTTGTTGGTTTCTGTGACAACAGCGCAAAGCCCCCGCACTAGTGGGGGTTTTGTTTTATTCTTATATTTGCTAAAGTGAGTTATTTTTAGTATATTAATCTATATAGTATGAAAGATTTTAAAACCCCAGATCTCAAAGCTCCACGTTTTAGACCAAAGGTTCATAATATAGCAAATAGAAAGTTCTTTGATAGTTTTAGAAAGAAGTATCCAAAGTATAAAGACTTAAAGGATTCAGAGCTTAGAAAAATAATTAAATATTTTAATAAGCAGGCATATCATCTTGTAGTTGAGAATAGAGATGGTATACAATTACCTGAGTCAATTGGTTGGATATTTATTGGCACATGTCAAACAAGTGTAAAAAAGAATATTGACTTTGCTAAGTCTACTAAGTATGGAGTAACAGTTACAAATAAGAATTGGGAAACAGATGGTAAACTAGCTAAAATATTTTATACAAATTATGCTATTAAACATAAAATGAAAAATAAAGAATATTGGGGATTTACAGCTTGTAGAGATTTTAAAAGATTAGTATCTAGAAGTTATCCTGAAAACTGGCCAATGTATATTGTTGTGGATCCTCATCAAAAAATAAAACTAGACTATCAAAAAACCTATTATAAAGATCTCTTACAAAAAAGAGAAAAGGAAGCATTAAAAAATTACAATGACTTTGAGTTATGAGTACAATTGGTGAATCAATATCTAGAGTTAGAAATGCTCTGAAGGCTGTTAAAGAAGATGCTTTTCTAACAGATAGAACAATCTTTTTTGCTCTAACTAAGTATGCTCAAACTTTAATAAAAAGAGAAGACAATCAGTTTAAACTTATGAAGATAAGTTCAATATTTCAGGTGCTACCTTATATTGAACTTATTGATGTAGATAAAGTTGAAGCTGGCTGTATTGGAGTTTATTCAGGTTGTTATTTTAAAAGATCTAAAAATAAAATTCCAAGTATTTTAAATGGAGCATTTGGTCCAGTTATACGTACAGTGTCTTCAATAGATGGTACTATAGAATTGTATAGAACAGAGCCAGGTATTTGGCTTTCTATGACTAAAACTACAACTTGGAAATATAATAGAAACCTTTATTTCTGGTACTTAGATGATTATTTATATTTTCCTAATTTAGATTGGGAAGCTATTAGAATGGAAGCAATATTTGATGGCTATGTAGAATCATGCAGTTCTGATCCTTGTGAGTTAAGACAGGATATGCCATTAAGTATTCCTGCATATTTATTTTCTGAAGTGGAACAATATACAGTAAAAGAACTTTCAATGAGTTTACAAATACCACCAGATACTTCTGATGATAGTCAAAATATTCTTAGATAATGGATTTTAACTACACACTTAAATATAGAACCTTTGATGAACTATTACATGACGTAATGGTAGATCTTAGTACTTTTTCTTTAGAGAATATGATTGAGCCACAACAATTAATTAAGCTTGTTAAAAAACTTAATTATGATTTAGGTTTAAGAATCAATCAAACAAGAGAAGTCATTTTAGATGTTAATCATGGTAGAGTAAAATTACCAGATGATTTTTATACATTTAATTTTGCATCTATTTGTGGTCACTTTACAGAGCATGTAGGATATGATGGTTATGTAGGAGGTACAAATATTCAAGAAGTACCTTATGTAGAAACTCCAGCTAATGCGGACCTCTGTGCACCGGCAACAGTAAACTGCTCCGTATGCAACTCAAATCCATGTAACCATACTGCAGCATGCCCAGACAATACATGTCCTGCTACATGCGCTCCTAACGTTATTCCTGATGCTTACAATCCATTAGCACCTTATGGTGATACATGTACAAGACCAAGAGTCTTTATGAACTGTAAAGGAGACAAGTATGAAATCATTCAAGTTATAAGTAACCCTGGTACAACAAGAGTATACACTCAGCTTATTCCTTTAAGAATGAAAGCCAGTCAAGAAATAGAATGTGACTGTCCAAATCTTTATTGGAACGCTCCTAATGAAGGATGGATTAAAGGTGGTTTCTTATTTACTACATTTCAAACTGGTAAAGTATATCTTAACTATCAAGGTCAAATGGAGGATGAGAATGGTAACCTATTAGTTCCAGATCATGATTTACTTAATGAGTATTATGAGTATGCTCTTAAGTCTAGAATTCTTGAGAACCTTTATATGAATGGAGAAGATGTTGCACAGAGAATGCAAATGATTGAACAAAGAGTTAGAGCAGCAAGAAACAATGCTCTTAGTCTTGTTAATACTCCTAACTTTAGAGAGATGGCAGAAATGTGGTGGGTTAATAGAAAAGCAATGTATGGTAAATACTATGATATGTTTAAATCATATGATGTTAAAGGCTACAACAGAGTACCTGGATCCAACACAATATTATAATGGCAAAGAATATCCAGAATACATCTCAGAATGTTACTAATACATTTATTAAGGGTCTTAATAAAGACTCTGATCCTTCATTTGTGCAAGAGGGAATGTGGACACATGCTCGCAATGCTACAAATAATACAATAGAAGGTAACTTAGGAACTCTTTCAAATGAGTCATCTAACTTTTTATGTGCTACAACAGGAGCTACTATGCCTTCTTTTGGACCTGATCCTGTTGTCTTTAGGTATATTATAGGTGCTATTCAAATATTTTCAGATAAATGGATAATATACACAGCCGGACATAATGCTGGTGGAGTTGCTCTTATGTCTGAAATAGGTTTATTAGAAGAAGAAAGATGTATCTATAGACCAATTGTTCAAGATTCTTGTCTTGGATTTGATAAAAGATTTTTAATTTCTGGTTCAGCAAGAGAAAGAGAAGATTGTTCTTGGCAAGTATATTGGGCAGATGGTTTAAATCCAGATAGAATACTTAATGTTGGTGACCCACAAACATGGCCAGATTACTCATATCAATGGGAAGCTAATACTCTTATTAATCCTAATCAAGGATCTTATAATAATGCTATTAACTATTATGTTGACAATAATGGTAATAGACAACTATGGCCAGGTGTTGCATGGATTCAAGATTGTGATCCTTCTCCAGCATGTCTTATTTGTAATGACACTAATGAATTAGACTGTGATGCAATAAGATTAGCTAGATTAGTAAATACCCCTTGTTTAAATGTTAAACTTGGAGAAGCTGGAGGTAACTTAAGAAATGGTACTTATTTTGCTACAATTGCATATGCAATAAAAGGTCAAAGAGTAACTGATTATTTTTCTCCTAGCAATACACAACCTATTTATTTTCCAGATGATTTACAAGGAGCAATAACTATTGATATTGAAGCTGACACAGAAAATTTTGATGAATTTATATTAGTTGTTGTTCAAAATATTAATCAAGGAACAGTAGCAAAAGAAATTGGTATATACTCAACTAGAACAAATACAGTTGAATTAGATCAAATCAAAGATGAATTAATTACTGTTCCATTAGAAATTATTCCAATAACTAATCCTGTATATGAAACATCAGACCAAATGACTGATGTTAACAATTACTTGTTAAGAGTTGGGCCAAGATCTAAATTTGATTTTAATTATCAGCCTTTAGCAAATCTTATTAAAACTAAATGGGTATCTGTTGAATATCCTGCAAACTATTATACTAAGGGAGGTAATAAAGGAAGTTATTTAAGAGATGAGGTATATGCTTTCTTTATTCGTTGGGTGTATAATACAGGTGATAAATCTGCATCATATCATATTCCTGGAAGAATAGCAAAAGATTATACCTATATTAGAAGCGGTTCTAATGTTCAAGTAACAGGGAATGAAAGAGATGAAGTTGTTCCTAATGGTATTCAAGACTTTAATACTCTTACATCTACAGATCAATTATTTGAATCATATAATACAGCTAATTTAAATGGTAACCCAAATATTTTAAATACTATTTTACCAGATGGTGGGAAAGTTATTGCATCTGGAGAAATGGGGTACTGGGAATCAACAGAAATATATCCAGACAATCAACCTGAAATTTGGAACTCTAGTCAATACTGTTGGACAGGATTAGATGGACACGCAGGTATAATAGATCCTGTTATAGGAACAATTAGTTACTTTAATGACTTATGTGGTTTACCTATTAGACATCATAAATTTCCTGATAATTATCTAAGTCCTAACACATTGCACTATGAACCTGCAGCAGGTCAAAATGATCCTAATCTTTTAAAGATTAGATTGATGGGTGTAATATTTGAAAATATACCATTACCAAAAGATAATGAAGGTAACGATATTCCAGGTATTGTAGGTTATGAAATCTTAAGAGGTTCAAGAGAAGGTAACCGAAGCATTATTGCTAAAGGTATGATTAATAACTTTAGAACTTATGAAATTAAAGGAGATGTGCAAAGAGATAGATTAGGCCTGTATGCTAACTATCCTTTTAATACAATTAAGTCTCCGCTAAATACTGGAACAGGTAGCCAACATAATACAGGTTTTAATGATCCATATATTAAAACATCTCCGTATCAACAGTCAGTACCTAAAGAAATTATAAGTTTCCATTCACCAGATACAATGTTTAGGACTCCATTCTTAGAGTCTACTGAATTAAAATTATATGGTGCATTGTCTGGTTGGTCAGATCAAAGATTCCAAGAACCAAGTCAGCATCCTAAGTTCAAATTACTTAGTGACCTTACTATGACATTTGCTTTTGTAGCTGGTGTAGCGGAAGGTTTAGTTTCTATGCTTGGAAGTAAAAAGATTACTCAACCTGGTGCAAGTTATACTAGAATGTTTGGTCCTGATATAAGTGGTGGTGCTGCTGTTAATACAATTAATGGACCAAATGGACCTATACCAGGTACTATTGTAACTACACCAAGTAATATTAATACTAATATTGATACTACCACTGAAGAATACACAAGTGCTGATCAAGGAACGGTTCAGACTGACCAAGTAGGTAACCCTGGAACACCATTACCAAACTCTTTCTTTGGTAAATTAGAAGCTTATTTTGATTTTGGCAGTATATTTACAAACACTTCTCAAGTTACAAATACTATTGAACCTATTTTTGAAGACTTTAATTATAAAACTGGTTTTAAAAAAGGAGGGACTTTTACCGCACCTTCAATTGAAACTGATATTTCAGCTGCAGTATTCTTAGGAGGTGCCACAGGACAAGCTATATTAGCTGGTTTAGGTATAGCAAATAAATTTTTATATTACTTTGCTGAAGGTACTGATGTAGCTCTTCAAGCTATTTATGCATTTATTAAATTTGATCAGTATGCATTACAAATGATATCACATGGATTATATGATTCATTTATATCTCCTATAAGTTTACAAACATCAATTGTAAATGGACAAGTAGTTCAAGATGCTTATATAACAAGATTTAGAATTGGTGATGCTTTTTATATTAGAGATAATATTCAGGAAGTACAAACATTTGGACCACCAGCATCTCAGAAAAGATATAGCATTAATAACTTAAAAAGATCTGATACAGTTACATTAAGAACTTTAACAGGTCCTTATGCTGTTCCTGGTTTTCCACAAGGTGCTGATGATGGTCCAAAATATATTCTTACTCCTGGCGGTATATATTATGATCAGTCTCTTGTAACATTATCTTATTTTGATAATGATGCTTCAGGACAAGGCAATGCTTGGGGTAATGCAGGAAATCCAAACTTTAAAAATAACATTGATACACCTTTCTCATTACCAATTGCAAGTCATTATGGTGCAATTAAAATAAGAAAAAGAAATCAGTATGGACAACTACAGTCAATTAAACAGATAACAATAACACCATGTGAACAAAAACTATCTGATTCTTATTATCCTTCACATACTACTACTGAACAATATTTTTGCGCTGCTGATAGCTCAACATATTTTATTAAAAAAATTACAATGACTCCAGTGTTTTTTGGAGGTGACACATTTGTAAATAGATATACAGAAAAGAATACAATGTTCTTTTTCTATGATTGGTTATATAGTCAACCTGATGGTTTTGAATTTAACTATCTACTTAGGCAGATGATACCAGAACCAAGATTCTGGGTTAACTCTGCAGAGTATGATTTTGCAGAATTTTCAGATTTATTTGTTAACATATTTACACCAGGTAACAATCCTCCAGGTACGGGTTGGAAGCCAACTAATTTCTATAACATGGATTGTAATAACTATGATTATAGAGATGATTCAATTTTTAATTATCCTGGACTATTTAGACCAAAAGATTGTTATTTCTATTTAACTGCGTCAGCTGTAAGAGATTTCTTTGTTGAATCTGAAGTACTTGTAGATTTTAGAATTCAAGGTATTACTGATGCTGAAAAGCATTATGATCCATATAGATACACAGATCTAGATGCAATGTTTAATATGGACCCCCAAATTATTACAAGAGGTAATGAGTATAGATATGATTACTCATTAAGTATAACTAAAGCTTTTAGTCAGTATTTTTCTGCGGGTAATTTACAGAGTAGATATTATGATCCTTTTGTAGCACAATTATGTTATACTTACTATCCAGATAGAATCATTTATTCTTTACCACAACAACAAGAAGCTTTTAAAGATAGTTGGTCTGTATACTTAGTAAACAATTATAAAGAATTCAAGTCTCAGATTAGTGGTGTTAAAAGTGTAAATAAGAGTGGTATTATAATTACTTTTAAAAATGATAGTCCAATAATGTATCAAGGTGTTGATACACTACAAACAGATCTAGGTACTAAGATTACTATTGGTGATGGTGGATTATTTAGTCAACCTGAACAATCTGTAGTTAACGCTGATAGAGCTTATGAATATGGTTCTTCTCAAAATAGATTATCAATACTTTCATCACCAGCTGGTATTTATTATATCTCACAAAACCAAGCTAAGATATTTGCATTTGGTCAAGGATTAAAAGAGATATCTCAGATTGGTCTTAAGTGGTGGTTTAATAATTTCTTACCTTATAAGTTAACTGAAGATTTTCCTGATTATCCATATCAAGATAATCCAGTTTCAGGTATTGGTTGTCAGTCATTGTATGATAATGAGAACACTGTAATTTATTTTAGTAAAAAAGATTATAGACTTAAACCTGAATGGAAAAATAAAGTTGTTTATGTTCCATTAATTACTTTTGGTAGAAAGAAAGGACAAGGAGATTACTTCCAAATATTAAATCTTGACGGTAGTGTTCAACCAGGAATATATCAATTAGGGGATCCTATTTTATTTGAAGATGCTTCTTGGACTTTAAGCTTTGACCCTAAGAATGAACTATGGATTTCATTCCATGACTGGCATCCTAATTTATCTATTCCAACTAAGAATACTTTCCTTACTACAAAAGGAAATACTATTTGGAAACATAATTCAGTATGTGATAATTTTTGTAATTTCTATGGTACTCAATATCCTTTTGAAATTGAGTTACCTATTACAACCGGACAAACGGTTACCACAATGAAGTCTGTAGAATATGTTCTTGAATGTTATAGAAGAAAAGCATTTAATTGTATTGATCAGTTTCATGTATTAGATTATAACTTTGACAGAGCTGTTGTATATAATTCAGAACAAGCGTCTGGATATCTAAACCTTAATATTTTTCCTAAAAACAATGTAGTATTAAGCCAAACATATCCTCAGTTAAATCAATCTAACTTGTCTTCTTTTGATATTTTATTTAGTAAAGAAGAAAATAAATATAGATTTAATCAGTTCTGGGATATAACAAAAGACCGCGGAGAATTTCCAGTTGGTTCTGATTATCCACCTACTGGACCAGTAGTACCTGGAACTACAGTGCTTCAAGGTAATTATGATGAAAACATTCTTTGGAATACATCATCTAATGGTTATATAAGAGAATTAAATCAAGGAAATCTAGACTATAATAAACCTCAATTACAAAGAAAGAAGTTTAGACACTACTTAAATTACTTGACCTTGATTAGAGAAAATAGTTCAGATACTAATATGATTTTAAAACTTGTAAATACTAAAAATCAAATATCTCTTAGATAATGAAAAAGTTAAAAGTAGATAAATCTAAGATTGCTGGCAAAGGATTGTTTACCACAGATACTTTTGAGCAAGGAGAAATGATTGGATTGGCACATGAGAATGACCAACCCAGTACTTTTATTGGTAAGTACCATAATCACTCTGATGAACCAAATGCAGTAAGTATTAAGCTTGGAAATAAAAGATATATAATGGCTAAGAGACCTCTCAAGAAAGGAGAGGAGATTACTACTAATTACAGACTACAACCAGAGTTAGAACAACCAGAAGATTTTGCAAAGGGAGGACTTGTAAAGATGCCAAAGCCTAGTAAGCAAGGTCTTGCATCTAAAAAGTTTTCTAAAAGCTTAGAAGCAACAAATAGATTATTTACTGAGAACTATTTATTTTCTAAACCTAAGTCTAAAAAGAATAAAGTATTTGATCCAAATGCTAAATATGAAGACGGAGGATTTTTACCTATGGCTGAATATGGAATGCCTTTAGGTGCTGGAATATCTCAGAACTACCAAGGAAGAAGAAAGTTTATTCATCAGGATGGCGGAGTAATATCTCAAGAAGATATTGATGCTGCTAACAATGCTATGATGAAAGCAAGATTAGCATATGCAAACATGCATGGTAATCCTGCTGCACAGAGAATGGTTGTTGCACCAGACCTACCTTATGACTTTGGCAATGGCATGACAGGCACACACTATATGGCATCTATGGATAATTATGCAGTGCCACAAATTCAAGATATTGATGGTCAACTTATGCTTGGTGATTTTGGTCCTGAGTCTGCAGAAGCAATTAGATTTGACAATCCTGAAGATGCAATGTATTTTGCAGAACACTATAAAGAAGTTACACCTGATGAATCTTATAGACAAGAAGAATATGCAACAGGTGGTGTAGCTTTTCCATTAGATCTCAATCCAGAGACTATGAAAAAATATAGAGAGGTTCTTAAAGTTCAAGAAAATTCTCTTAAATCTGGATATAGAAAAGCTGAAGATAAATGGTATCCTCATAGAAGTCCTGAGGGTGGTGCGGATACAGTTGGATTTGGTCATAAACTTATAGGACCAGATGCAAATAAATACAATAAAGGCTTAACTACAAAAGAAGCTGAGAACTTACTTGATTCAGATATATTAAAACATCAAACTGTTGCTGAAAATCTAATAGATAAAAAATACGGTAAAGGTACATTTGACAGTCTTCCTCAGGATTCTCAAATGTTACTTGTAGATTATGCATATAATGGTGTATTAAATAGTTTTCCAACATTTACAGATGCACTTGTAAAAGGAGACAAACAAACTATGCTCAAAGAATATGAAAGGTTTGGAAACACTGGTCCATTGAAAGAAAGAAATGCTTGGACACAAGACACTATACTTAAGGGAAATTTTAATCCAACACCTAAAGCTTTACCAAAAAACAATACCTCTACATCATTACAAAATAATAAAGATAAATGGGGTAGGTCTCCAAATACTATTTGGTATGGATTTAATCCTGATACAAAACAATATGAACAAGAAGGTTTAGATTGGGAAAAATATGGTGATCCAGGACCAGGAATTGGGGGACCGGGTGCAGGAGCATATATTACTCCCGGAGAAAGATTATCAGATTATCAAAACAATAAGACTAAAAAACTTCAAGAAGGTGGTGATATTATATCTCAACAAGGTTGGGATTATATGAAAGAAGGTGACAAGTATTTAACGAGAAGAGCTGGTGCACAAGATTGGATTGAAGCACAAGGTAAGCCTTTACAAGCCATTAAGCAAAATATATTTCAAGAGGCTTCTGCTTCAGTACCAGTTGCTCCAGTAACAACACAACCTATACAACCTACTACTCAACCCGCATCTGGAGATCCAAAAGTTTTAGAAATACAAACTAAGCTTAAAGAGGCAGGATATGATTTAGGTAACTACGGTCCTAATAAAGATGGTATAGATGGTGTAATGGGTAATAGAACTAAACTTGCATATGATGCTTTTAAAGCCAATGTTCCACCAGAAGCAGTTAAAGTACCTAAGACAACTACAAAACCTACTTTAAATTATACTGTAAATAGAAATCTTCCAGAAGGCTATCTTCCTGTAATGCAAGGGTATGGACAAGAAATTTGCACTAAAGATAAGGGTTGTTCAGCCAATGTTAGTATAAAAATGGAAAACCTTTTGGGTAATCTTGCAGATGGATCATTATGGGCTAATGACGCATGGTTTAATAAATCAGATATACTCAATAAAGGAGGAGACCTTGTTTATGATAGTAGTTCTAAAAACTATAAAGAAATGGGTAAAGTTCCAAAAGAAGTTTACTCTAAATTACAAGTAGGGGATTACGTACAACTTAATAGAACTGATACTGCATCTAGTGGTAAGTTTGCTGCACAAACCAAAGATGGATTACAAAATGAACAGATAGAACATTTAGGTTTTGTTGTAGGTAAAGATAAAGACGGTACCCCATTGATATGGCATGGTTCTGAAACTGGTAAAGCTTTTATTAAAAGAATAGATGAGCCAATTACTTTAGATGATCATGATAAAAACATCTTTACATATAAAGTATCTTCTATTGTAAGATCACCTAATCTTAAAGATGTAGACTTTTCTGGTCTTCAGAATTCTCCATACTATACTCCTGTTGATCCTAACAAAAAGTTAGTACCTAAGCAAGGAGCTACTGAAGTACAAACCCAAGCAACTAAAACATTTAATAATGCAGTAGGACAGTTTAAGAATTTAGGATACTCTCAAGATGATGCTAACTATGTTGGACAGATTCTTATTGGAGGGATTATGCAAAATGAATCTGAGTCCGGAGAGTCATGGTCAAGATTACCAAAAGAAGCTGCAGCAACTGTAGTAAAAAATTATTTAGGATATGGTAACTTTGAAGGAGATGAAGCTAGTGTAGGTTATTATCAAATGAAACCTAACTACAACTTTAAAAATAAAGATGGTGCATTAAATCCATTAGGTAAAAAATTACAAAAGTTAGGTGTTGAAGTAGATGATATTACCAGTAACAATATTGATGCACAAACATTAGCAGGCACATTAATACTTCTTGATAACTATAAAAAACTAAAAGAAAATCCAGACTTTGATTCTAAGACTAATTTATATAAAGGTAAGATACCTGCATCTTATATTCTTGCAAAATCATGGCAATCAGGTTCAGGATGGGAGTCAAGAGAAAAGTATCAGAAGTTTTTAAATGACTTAGATATAGACTATAGTGATAATGCTTTAAATTCAGCAGCAAATTTAATTGGTGTTACAGAAGGTAAATCTATTGATCCAGAATTAGCAAAACTTCAACAACAACAAGCAGCTATAAGAGCTAAGAAAGTTGAAGAAAATAGAAAGAAGGTTTTTGCAGAAGAACAAAAATATCAAACTGTAAAAGCTGACACTGCTAGAAAACTTCCTACAGTTGCGGAGTCTACAGCTATAAATCCAATTTATAACCAAAGAGGTCCTAAGTCTTTTGATGCTGCTTCATATATAGCACAAGGTCCTAGCAAAACTATTTATACTTATGCTGGTAGACCTGGTGCAATGTATAAAAAAGATGACAAAGGAAACTGGTATATTAATCTTGGTTCACAAACAGGAAATCAATTTGTTAAGATAGAAGATAAAGATGGTAGTAGATCTGCAATATTAAATAAATCTGCAGTACCTAGCGCATCAAAAAAATATAGTCAAGGTGGTGGTATATACATGGAACTAACAGATTCAGAAATTGAACAGTTTAGAAGAGGTGGTTATATTATTGAGGATCTGGATTAAACCTATAAAGTTTATAGCTTAAAATAAAATTTATTATATTTAGTATATACCCAACGTAATGAAAAAAAGAGTCAAAGTATATAAAGCAGAAAATGGCCAAGGTGCCTATATGAGCAACCTTGCTAAATTTATGCAAAAAGCTCAGATGGGTGGTCAACCTACTATGGAACAAATGAGTTATCCAGGGGATCAACAAGGTCAAGAAGGTCAGCAAATGGACCAGGATCAAGTAATCAATATGATTGCTATGGATATTACTAATGGTAGACCAAAGGAAGAAACTATGGCTAAACTTACAAATATTGTAGGTTTAGATTTTCAAACAGCAGACCAATTCTTTGAAGGTGTAAGAGCACAAATTAATAATAGAGAAGAAGAAGTAGAAGAAGAATCTGTTGAAGAAGAAGCTACTCCTCCAGATCCTTCAGGCAATCTAGAAACTGTTGAAAAACAAGAAGAGGAAGAAGGTCCTTCTAATAATGATATTGCTTATCAAGATGCTTTAAATGATGATTCAGATGAAGCTGTTATGGAAGGTGATGTTGAAGGCATGTTTCAAATGGGTGGTGATGTAAGTGAAGATTTTGGTGATGAGTATCCAGTTACTCTTCCAGATGTTTCTGCTTATCTTCCTTCTGATATGTATAACTTTTGGGATCCACAAAACCCAGCTGCACAAATTGCTTTTAGTGATCAGATGTATATGAATCCTACACAACAAGAAGTTGATAGTTCATATACAGAAATGCCGGAAGAACCACAAATGGCTAAGTACGGTGGTTATAAGAAAGAAAAGAAAACTTATGTTAATGCTATTCTAAAAGCAAATAGAAAGCAGATGGGTGGAGATGCTGTATCTGAAGAATCAGAAGCAGACGCTACAGGTCAAAATTATAGAACAGCAAAGCTTAAAGGTTTTGTTGGTATACTCAAAAATAATGCTACAGAATCTTTATTAAGAGAACAAGCTGAACAACAGTTTGATCAAATGATGCAGATGGGTGGAATGGAACAAGATGTTGAAAATCCCATGCACCATCTTGAAGCATTTTCTAATGCTACTGGTAATATCTTTAATGAAGATATGAATCAAATTGCTATGGCACAGCGCGGTGGTTTTTTACAAAGACTTAGAGATAGAAATCAGCAAGCACCAAACATGGGCTTTATGCAACGTAGAGGTTTTATGAATCCTATGATGCCTATTGAATCAATTGATGTAAGAAGATCTGGTAGATTGTTTGGTAGACCAAAAGAATATACTGTAACTTTTGGACCTCCAACATTACCTGGTGGAGCTAATGGTGCATATCCTGGTGCATTTTATGGATATGGTGCAGGGTATTCTGGAGTACCTGGTACAACAAAAAAAGTTACTACAAAAGGAACTATAATTAATGAAGCTGCAAAAACAGTAAATCAAGAAGCATCTAAAGAAGTAGCTAAAAATACTCCAGAGTCTGAGGCTACACAAAAGTCTGCAGAATCTACAAATCAAGCTGAAGGTACTACAACTACAAATACAGGAGGAGGTGGTGGTAGTGCTACTACAACAACTAATCAAACTCAACAACCAGTTGCACCTAAAGTAATTACTAAGCCAGTAGTTACATCTAATGTAAAAAGAGACAAATGGGGAAGACCAGAAGGAGATAAATGGTATGGCTTTAATCCTGCAACTAAAAGGTATGAAGCCGGACCTAATGTTAAACCATTAGACTTTAGAACAGTAAATGCTACTCCAGGATTATCTAATGTACAACAAGGTGTTCAAAGCTTTGTTGCACCTAAGTCTAGAGATGAAGCAATTGCTGTTAATCAACAGTATTTTGAAAATCAAAGAGCTAACTGGTTACAGCCACAAGGAATGCTTGTTGATGTGAATGCTAATCCAATCGGTAAAGTTACTGAAGAAGATGTAAAGAGAGCAAAACAAAATGTTGCTATTAAACAAGAAGCTGATAAAGTTAAAAAAGGTGACACAAGTGGTTTATCTAATACTCAGATTATAGCCTTAAGACTTAACTATAGCCGTCCTGGTGAAGCTGCTAAATTAAAAAAATCTAATCCTTCTCTTTATAAAACATTATTTGGTCAAGAAGAAGGTGGGGTAGTGGACTTTGATCAACTTCAAAATATGGAGTATCTACAAAGATTTATATATGGGGGCAATGAAGATCCTTCTCTATCATATATTAATCAAGCAGATATGGACTATACTAATTCTAAAGATGTTACTGATCCTTATTTCCAATATGGTGGAGTAAATCAAATTACAGGAATTAGAGATGATAGAGGTCAACAAATGCAAGGATATGTAAGACCAGATGGTACTTATATAAAAGATATTACTGTTAATAAAACAGGAATGTTTGGTAGACCAAAACAATACAGTGTTACCTATGGTCTTTCTAGTGAAGGAAAAAATCCTACAGCTGCACAGTTTAGTTTAAACAAACCAGCTGATGGTAAAGATGCGGATACTAAAAAAGAAACTCCACCACAAGCCTCTACTACCAATACTGATACTAGAACTAATACAGAAGGTTTAGACTTTAAATCAGCAAGAGCTATTAGAAAAGGTGAAAGACAAACGGCTAGACAAACAGCAAGAGGAGAAAGAAAATTTGGAAATGCAGAAGAAGCAGCTCAACAATATTATAGAGATAATCCAATGGAAACAATACCTACAAGAAAGGTAGGTAGAATTGAAGCTAATCCTTTACAGCCAATGCCTCTTGGAAAGTTACCAAGTAGAGTTGATATGCCACAACGCAATTTTGTTTCTCAAAATCCAATGGAAGTTGAAAGACAGAGAAATCTAGAATTGTTTAATACTTATATGAGTCCTGGTCGTTATTCACCACAATTAACTGCTAATCAGTTAGAAGACTTTAGTACTCTGTCTCAAAATCCTTCTGGTTTACCGGATTATGGATCTATGCCACAAACACGTCCTAATATTTATAGAGAAAGGCAATCTACTGAACCATCAGGCACTAGTTATGAAAATTATTTAGATTTCTATAATAGTGGTTATCCTACAGAACCAGGAATGGCTAAAGAAGCTCCTCTTACAAGAGAACAATTTTTTAATTGGGCTGGTCGTTATGATGATGGTGGTTTTATTGGAGCTAATCCTGTGGTATATACAGATAACCCAGCTCTTGTTGGCCAGTCAAATGTAGATATGATTACATTAAATCCTGGTATTCAAGGTGCACAAGGTCAAGTTAATTGGGCTGACTTAAATAATAATAGAGGATTTAATTTAAATCAACCTCAACAATATACACAAGATCCTAATCAAATTAATAGTGATCAAGCTCAAAGAGCATACTCAGGTGATGTTACTGTAGATGTAAGAAATAGATTATCTAATGATCAGTTACAAGCAGGAATGAATCTTGCTAATGCAGGCATTAGAGGTATTACTGGAATGAAGAACAAAATGGATGATGCCAGAATTGCTCAAGATTTCTATGATAATTTTACTTCAGATAATATTTATGCTTCTGATCCAAGTAAAGATGTAGGAGACTATTCAGAAGCTGGACTATACCAACCAAGTGCGCAAGGTCAAGTATGGGGTAGTAGATCTAAACAATATGGTGGTGACATTTCTTTTGGAGAAGATCCAGATTATGTTGAGGGAGATGAAGTCTATATGACAGATGATGAGATCAGACAATATATGGCCAATGGTGGTCAAGTAGAATATCTATAACTTTGTAACATGTTAAGAAAAGTTAGAATTAAAGCAGTTCCTAAAGCAAGAACTGGATATCAAGTACAAGGCTCTTTAGCAAATGATGTACCTGCCTTTGGTGGTGCAGACTATAACGCATATATTGGTGCTCCTAGAACTGAAGTTTCTAGAACATTAACTGCTGTACCTAGAGAGGTAGCAAACTTAGAAGCAGAAGGTGGAGAAACTGTAGTAGGGGATCTTGATGGTAGCACAATGCCATCATTTAAAACTATTGTAGGTCCTCGTCACTCTCAAGGTGGTGTACCATTAGCTTTGCCGGATGATAGCTTTATCTTTAGTGATACAAAGTCTATGGGGATTTCTGATCCTAAGATTTTAAAAATGTTTAATAAGTCTGCTAAGAAAGGTGGTTATACACCGGCAGAGCTTTCTAAACAATATGATATCAATAAATACAGAAAGATACTTCAAGATCCTAACTCAGATAAGATTTCTAGGAATACTGCTGAGATAATGATTAAGAACTATGTAATGAAATTAGGTGCATTAGCTCTTGCTCAAGAATCTAAGAAAGGTTTTCCACAAGGTATTCCACTTATTGCTCAACCTTACATGGAAGCAAATAAGATTGCTGAAGAAGATCTTATTCCAGAACTTGCAGCACAAAAAGAGCAAGAAGCACAAATGATGCAGGCTCAACAACAAATGCCTCAAGAGCAAATGGCTCCACAAACTATGCCTGATGGACAACCTATTGCAATGCCACAAGAAGGTGCTGGAATGATGCAAGATCCTTCAATGATGAGTGCACCTCAAGAGATGGCTCCTCCTTCACCAGAGATGATGCAACAAGCTCCAATGGCAGCATATGGTATGGAGATGGGTGGTTTCTATCCTGAATATGCTTTTGGTGGTTATTATCAAAAAGGTGGAAGTAAAGCTAGACCCAAAACAAAAGAAGAGTTAGAAAAAGATATTGCTTCTGGTAAAGTAAAACCTGAAAGAGTAAAAACATTACCAGATGGTACAACAGAAATTACAACAAAAGACGGTAAAAAAGTTTATGCAATAGGTACTGTTGAAGAACAAGAAGAAGATTTTAGTAACATTAAAAAATCAAAAGTTACTAATCTTGCAACAGATAAAGAAAAATACGAAAGAGATATTTGTGCAAAAATTAAAGCTTCAAAAAAACCAATTGCATATGCAATTGCAAAAGGATGGATTTCTGCAGCAAGAGCAGGTGAATTTGCAGGATGTGTAAGTGCAGAAGCATCTGCAAAAAAAGAAACTTTACAAGTTTTTGATTTAGAAGAAACACCTTCAACTATCCCAGGTAAGAAAAAGTGTAAATGTACTGATCCTACAACTGGAGAAGTTAAAATCTTTGAAATAGAAAAAGAAGAAGAATGTATCTGTGAGTCTGAAGAAACTACAGAAGGTTCTTCTTTTCAAGCAGCTCCTCAAAGAAATGCTGAATTCTGGCAACAAGATATAATTAATGCTGCTGGAGCTTTTGGTGATAGAATGGGATTAAGAAAAAGAAATGCTTGGGAACCAAGGGCAGACTTAGAAGAACCAAGACCAACATTTAAAGATCAAACACAAAGACAAGCTCAAGGTGCTGCTGCTGCTAATATTGCTTCACAAGCTACTGCTCAATTTGCTGGACCACAAAATACTGCTAGACTAATGGCAATTCAAGGTCAACGTGCACAGGATGCTTCTAATGTTAGTAGTCAATTTGATAATGAAAATGTGGGTATTGCAAATCAGTTTGAAGCAAATCAGGTTGGTGTAAGAAATCAAGAGGCAGCAATGAATCAACAAATTGCTGCTAGATTGTATGATAAAAATATTATTGGACAACAACAGTTTGATAATGCTAAAAGACAAGCTGCTGCTAATATGCGTCAAGCATACAATACAGCACTTACAAATAAATGGAAGACAGATGCATTAAACCAAATGTATCCTAATTATCAAGTGGATCCACTATCTGGAGGTAGAGTACAATATACTCCAACACCAAAAACAGTAACTCCAAATAAAGCCTCTCAAGATGATATTGAATATATCAGAGATTTAGAAAAAGCTGGACTTTCAAAAGATGCAATTTCAGCTGCAGTTAAAGCAAGATTTGCTACTAAAAAGTTCGGTGGACCAACAATGTTTGAAGACGGAGGATTTATTTATACAGTGTTTCCAGCTGTAACTCTCTAACAATAAACTTTTTAAGTTTACTAAACTTAAAAAATTTTGATATATTTATAATATAGAAGAAAGAACTTATGGCAACTTACCTACAGGGTGTCACGGATTATATACCACAGTTTCAGCCTTTTCAGCCTGACTTAAACTTCTATGGTAATATAATGCAAACAAAGCAAACCCAGTATGACAATAACTGGAAAGCTTTAAATGACATGTACGGCAAATATTATTACGCTGATCTTACAAGACAGAGTAACGTAACTAATAGGGACCAATATATTAAAAATGCAGAGTTTAATCTACAGAGAGTTTCTCAGATGGATTTATCTCTAGAGCAAAATGCAAATCAAGCACTACAGGTTTTCAAACCATTTTATGAAGATAAGAATCTCATAAAAGATATGGTTTGGACAAAGAACTTTAACTCTGAAATGAGTAGAGCAGAAGCTCTTAAAGGTTCTTCAGATCCAGAAAGAAATAAGCAATACTGGAGTACTGGTGTAGCAGCTATGCAATATCTTAAAGAAGAATTTAAGAATGTAGATGATGCTAAGGCTTCTTCATTTGGTAATGTAGCATATACTCCATTTGTAGATGTTCAAGAAAAGGCTATGGATATTGCTAAAGACTTTGGAGATATTGAGTCTGCAAACTTTAGTAAAGATGGTAGATGGATTATCAAATCTAAAAATGGTCAGCAACTTGAAGAACCATTGACTAAGTTATTTGAATCCAGATTAGGTAATGACCCTGCTGTACAGGAGATGTATAAGACACAGGCATATGTAGACAGAAAGACATATGCTAAAACTAATGCTGCTCAGTTTAATGGAGATGAGAATGCTGCAGAGATGAAGTATTTAGAGAATCAGTTTACTGTTCTCAAAGCACAAAACAATCTACGGTACATGCAACTCCAAGAGAATCAAGGTACGTATGATACAAGAATAGCAGATATTCAAAAGCAAATAGATAATGGTACCGCAGGTCCAGATGCTAAGATGCAACTTGAAGCTCTTAAAATGAACAAAGACATTAATGGTCAAGTTCTTGATAGAGCTAAGAAAGAAAATGATTTACTTAATGGTGGTCAAGTAGATAATGCTGCTGGCTCTAATGGGTTTAAAAATCCTTATGGTGATATTGAGTCGCTAAGATATAAAGTAGATAGTGGTGTTGCTTCTTCATTAATGCAAAAATCATTAGGTGAAGCAGCTCATGTTCTTGCTTATAGAAACTCTAAAGTAGATCTTGATGCAAATATCTATAAGGTAAATGAGGAGAAGTTCCAACAGAATGCCGCACTTACTAAGATGCGTATTCAAGGAGCTAAAGAAGTTGCAATGCTTAAAGAAAACATGGCAGCTAAAAGAGAAGCTGACAAAGCAAGAGTTGCGGCAGGTACTCACTACTATGATGAAAATAATCAAGCTACTGCTTATGAAGATCAAAAGAACTTCTTTGTAATTAAGAATGCTAAAGGATCCGCAACAGATAAACAGAATGTTATTGGTCTTAGCCGTGATATGGTTAAGATGAAAACTACTGATGCTGCAATGCCTTGGGCTAAGACTACAGTTAGCACATTGTTTGAATTGTATAACAACGGTAAAATCTCAAAACAAAAATTAAATGAGATCTTACACTATGACAAGAATCCAAACATTAGTCTTACTGAATTCAACAAGAAACTACAAAACAATCCTGTAGCTTTCTTAACCAGAGAAGTTGGAACAAAAGATCTTGAAAACATTAAGGATAGATATGACAACTGGATTAGATCTAATTCACAGTTATCTGAACTTAAAAGAGGTGATAGAGCTAAGCAAATTGTAGCTTCTAATGTTGAGTTTCAGGATTATATCAACTATGTAAAAGAAGATAAAGCTTGGAGACAAGAATCTACTAAAGCTGTTGAAAGACAACTTATGAAAGGTGGATACGGAGATGCTGCATTCTTATATGACCAATCAGGTACACTTAGAAGTGAGAAAGAATTTAAAGCTGCTGTTTTTAATAAAACAGGTAGAAGCGCAAATGTTGACTATAAAGATATGTTAACTGCAGCTGATGAAGCTTGGAGATCTGAAAAAGTTGTAAGAAAACCTGTTGTAGGTTTATCAGAATTTTATACAAAAGGTACTGGTGTATTTTCTGAAGGTGCAACAGCTCTTCAAATTAATCCAAGAAGTTCATATGGTAGAAAATACTATGGTGAAGTTTATAATGATTTAAGAAACTTAGACTTTGGTGATACAACTAAAGTAAGATCTTCTTTCCAAGGTTATTCTAAATCAAACTGGGAACAAGTCGGTGGAGCTAAAAATGCTAAGACAGCTGCATTGTTGTCTCAGTTACAAGCAGACATGAACTCACCTAAATCAAAAGTTGGAACATTTACATTAGGTGTTGCACCAGTTGCAACAGGTAGTACAAAAAGAGCTGCTATAATAATTAAGCCAACAAATGAATGGCTTAAGCAATATGTATCTACAGATAAAGATCAAAAGAATAATTTGCTTACTCAACAAGAAGCACAGGCAATCTTAAAGAATGGTATTAACATTATGACGGATGCTAAGTCTATGAATAATAGTATGTACAATGCTTCCTTTAAAGATCCACTCTCTGCATATGTAGATTCAAAAGGTAAATATACTTACTCAGACCCACTAGATAGTAGATTTAGAATTGATATTACAAAGAATGAATTTGGTACAGGAGACTATACAGTAACTACACAGTATCCAGTTTGGAATCCTGAAACTAATAAATATGTGTTAACTACAATGACAGAGACTCAAACTCAATTTGGTAACAATCTTACTTCAAATAGAAATGAGCTGGCATTTGACTATTTTGATCAAGTAAAACTAACAAATCAATATTATTATAATGGCCAGTGAAAATAATACTGATAACTTTAGCGCATTAGATTCTTTAGGACCACAGTTTGGTGGAATAAACAGACCTAACATAGATATACAAAGCTATAAACCTTTTGAGGGAGATAGAATATCTATGCCTGAAATTAATTTTCCTACGGCTGGGAATTATAATTCTCCTATTCCCTCTTTTGATTCTATAGATAGACCTAACTTAAGCATTGAAAAAAATATAGTTAGACCTAAAGGTAAGACACCAAGGTTTGAAGATATTCAAAGTAGTTTACATGATTATGGTAAATCTATTCTTCAAAGTAATCAAGATCAGAACCAGTACGCTAAGATGTATTCTTACAATGCAGGTTCTAGTGGTAACTCTTATTATAAGAGATATGCTGCATATGGTCAAAAGAAATTTGATGAGATTGGTTTTACTCCATTAAGAGACAATGAAGCTGTCTTTAATGAAAGAACTACAGGTTGGAATGACTTTACTAGAATGATGCAGTACTCATTCTTTCCATTAGCATGGCAAGGATTTAAGTCAGCACCTAAGAGTCTTTTTAAACTTCTTCAAGGTGATCTTAGCGGAGACACAGAAGATGCTAGATTATATGAAGAAGCAGCTGGTATAGGTCAATCTACCAAAGGTGGTGTAGGTGGATTTATGAATAATGCTTTGATGAACTTTGGTTATACAGCAGGTATTATGACAGAAGCTGTAGCAGAGTTTGCAGCAGAAGCATTAATTACTGGAGTAACCGGTGGTACTACAGGTGGAGTATTGGCAGCAAGAACAGCAGCTAACTTACAAAGAATTGGAAAAGGTTTTTCTAAATTTACCATGCTTGACAAAGGCGGTGATTTATTTAGAAGTAGTCTTCAAGCTTTAGGTAACTCACAAAATGCAAGAAATTTTTATAAGGCCGCAAATAGTAAAGTAGGTCAGTTCTTTAATCCTCTTACAAATACATTTGAAGCAGTAGCAGATGTGTATAAGATTGGTAAGTTTGATAACTTATCAGGTCTTGCTGCATTATCTAAAACAGCTGGTGGATTCTATAGAGATGTTAAAGGTATTAACCTTGCTCTTGCTGAAGCAAGACTTGAAGGCGGTATGGTTCAGAACTCTGTGTATGATAGTCTATATGACAAATACTATGAGAAGAATGGCAAAGCTCCATCTAATGAAATCCAAAAGGCATTTGAACAACAAGCTAAAGCTGCTTCTGCAGAAACAATTGCTTGGAACACAGCCCTCATATATGGTAGTAATAAAATTACTTTTCCTAATATTATAAACCCTAAGGGTGGAGCAGGTAAGTTTTTAAGAAATGCTACAGAAGATATTTTAGAATTTAAAAATGCTGGTAAGGTTGTTTTCCAAAAAGCAAAAGATGCTGCTGGTAAATTAACCAAAGGTGAGTTTAAATATCTTGATGGTAGTTTTAAAACTTATATGGAAACATTGAAAGATGTAGGTTTTAAAACGGCTACTAAAGATTTTGCAATAAAGGGAATTAAAGGATCTGTAGGATATTTTAAATCAAATGTTACTGAGGGTATTCAGGAGAACTTACAAGAGACTATTGCAGGTGCAATGGAAGGATACTATACTGATGCCTTTAATAATCCGGCAGTAAGATCTTATTTATATGCCCAAGGCTCAACTACCAATGCAATGAGAGATAAGTACTCTTATTTTGCAGATAAGTGGGCAGAAGAAAATCCATTTACTGAAAAAGGATTTGAAACATTTGCATCTGGTTTTGTAATGGGTATGTTTGCTAAACCTTTAAACAAAAGTGTTGAGTGGTTAAGTTTAGGTTATAATAAAATATTTGATGCTGAAGCATTTGAAGATTATAAAGAAAAGAAAGCTAACTACGGTAAACAAGTAGCTGCTCAATTAAATGCTTTATACTCAGATCCTAAACAATTCTTTGACTCAAAGATTTTTAATTATGCTACACAAAATAAAATAGCAGATATTAGAAACTCTGGTAATAAAAAACAAACTCTTGATGCTGAAGATCATGCATTAGTTAGTGCTGTAACTTCAGCTTTACAAACTAATAGTATTGGTTTCTTTAGAGATAACATTGCTGCAGTTAAGGAAATGACTCCAGAAGAAATTGAAACAGAGTTTGGTTTAGAAAAAGGTAAGGGTGTTGAATATCAACAAAGAGTAGATGAAGTTCTTACAAGAGTTGATAAGATATCTGAAAGATATGAGCAAATGGAATCTAGATATCCTAATCCTGTGGATTTAAGTGGATATGAAAAAGGTACAGATGCTTATAAAAAAGCAGCAATCTTTTCATCAGCATGGGATGTAGCAAAAGCAAATGCTATATTCATGAATGAAAGCTATGACAACGCTCGTAAGAGAATGGATAGTATTGAAAGAACTATCAGAAGTCAAAAGCCATTATCCAAAATGACAGACTCTGAAGTTCAAGTTTTATTTAATCCATCTAGACTTAAGAATGAAGCTGAACTTTTACAAAGTGAGTTAGATTCACAAAGAGATACACTTTCTCCAGATGAAATATCTAAGAGAGAAAGAAAGATTGAAGCTGTTAAAGAACTTAAGAAGGCTTATGACTATTACTTTAAATACAATGTAATAGACAAAGAAGCTCAGATTGAGAAGATGCGTAGCCAAGGTCTATTTGATAATCAAGTAGATGATGAAGGTAATGCTATTGATCCAAAAGAACTTGAAGCAGAAGCAAGAGCAGAAATTGACAGACAACTGAGAGTTAAATCTAAGTCTGAAGAAAATACAACTAGAGCAGAAGCGGATCTTGAAGTAGCCTACAAAGAATACTTAAGATCTATTGCTAATCTTAATGATGAAGATTATTTTGATAGCAAAGCAGAAGAAGCTTTTGAATTACTAATGGATAACTATAGACTAGGAAGAGAAGCTAATACTTTATCTTCTTATGTTAATATGCTCCATAATCCAAAAAGTTTTACTGAACATGTGGAAAGAAACTACACATGGATGCAGAAACTTTATGATAATAGAAAAGATTACTATGAGAATTTAATTAATCAAGAAATAGATCTTCGTGAACTTAACACTCTATTAAATAAACTTGCTGATAAGAATATATTTATTAGTGCAGATGATGCATATGAGTTCCAAAGAAATGGTACTTTTCCTAATGAGTTTTTTGACGCAACAAGAAAAGCAGTAATTAGAGAAGGTCACCCAGATTATGATGAGTACATAGATCTATTTGACAAGGCTCTTAGACTTAAGATGCAAGATCCAAGAACTTATGCAAGAACTTTGGATGACATGCTTAATGCTGAGTTAATTAATCTTGATGTTGAACTCTCTAGAGAAATTGAAGCTTTACCAAAATCAGAAAGAGTAACTAAGAAAGGTAAACTACAGTTAAAGAATAACCTAGCTACAATAGAAGAACTCTCTGAGCAGTTAGCTGACGGAGATTATATTGATGCTAAACTTGTACAGGGTAAAGATGTATCTGAGATTACTGTTTACAAAGATGGTAATGTATTAAAACTTGGAGACAAGAATGGTGAGGAAATTACTATAGATGAATTTAATGGAGGATTTACTTCCGGGGATATCTATAGAGTAGAGCTTAAACCAGATCCAGTTGAAGTTAAAAAATTAGAGAATCAATACTCTGAAAGAAAGCAAGATGTTATTAGACTTAATATCCAAAAGCTTGAGGATGATGTACAGTTACAACAAAATGAATATGTACGCTTTACTGTTAATTCTCCATATGAATCTATGGATCCAGAGTTACAAGAACGTTTAAGTAATGCATTCAATAGTTACATAGAAACTGATGAAAAATTAATTGAGCAAGTTTCTGAAATGGAGGATGTTGAGATATTAAACATGCTTGATGACTTTATAAAAACTAATAAGGTTGCTGCAAATATCATTGAAGAATATAATATAGAGAAACTTGATGAAGCTGCTCAAAGACTTGCTGAAGCTAATGGTGCTCCTGAAATTGAATTTGAAGGACAAACATATGATCTTGAAACAATGGATCTTTCTGAAGTTAAAGACTTAGCTAAAAAATTAAAGTCTCAATATGATAGACTTAACAAGAAACCAAATTCTGAAAAAACAAATGAAGAGAAAGAAACTGCATTAAGAGTGAAGTTTACTCTTGATTTAGTTCAAAGATATATTACAAAAAATGCTGAAGCTGAAGCAATTGCTAAAGAAGAAACATCTTCTGAAGAAACTCCAGTAGAAGAACCGCAAGCTGAACCTGCACAAAGTGTAGAAGGTATCAATAAAGATATTAAAGCAAGAAGAGAAAGAGCTAAGAAAGCTCTTGCTAAAAGGGTTGCATTACTTACTGAAAAGAAAAATAGACTTGCTTCAGATGAAAGTGCTATTAAAGATACACTGAAACATTTACAAGAATTACTTGACAATAGTGTAGAGCTTACAGGTGTACAACTTGAAGCTGCAATGGGTGATGCTCAGCAAGTTACTGAAATGATTAAGGCTATTGTAGATTTTAAATACAAGAACCGACCTAAGACTAGAATTCTAAAAAGAGATATTAAAGCTCAAGTAGAAAGAGAATTTGAATTTGCAAAAAATACACTAGCTAAAATTGCCGAACTTAAGGCAGACCTTAAAGTAGTAGAAGCAAATAAGAAAGATCTTACTAACCAGATCAACTATTATAATAATATGATAGCTGATCCTAATCTTAGTATTCTTACTAGGGCTGATATCCGCCAAAAGATTTCTAAGTTAGAAAAGAAACTTACTACAGTAGAAAAGTTAATCTCTATTCTGAAGAATGCTATTTCTAAATCTGTGGCTTATTTGAAAGAGTATCTAAATGTTTGGAACTCAAGATATAAGACAATGACAGATTTCCAAAAGAAAACCGGATTCAAAATTTTATCTAAAGATGAACTTGGTGCTTTAATTAAATCTACCAATGCTAATTCTATTGCAAAAGCTGATTCATATGCTGGATTAAAAGCTCAGTATGATAGTCTTGAACAAGCAGTTCTAGAAACTATTGATGATGTAGAATTCTTAGAGAAAGTACAGGATCAAGAACGCACAAGATTAAGTCAACTTGAAGCGGCAGCTGATAAATACTATGATCAAATTAGATATCTATATGAGTTATTAGATGATGTAGCTGAAGATATAGTAGCTAAGAATACTCTTGAGGGTGCAACACCAGGATCTCCTAAAGCTGAAGCAACAGCTGCAACATCAGAAGATTTTTCTGGTGTAACAGATGTAACAGATAAAACAGCTCCTGTAGCTACATATAGCTTTGTTGATGCAGCAGAGACTGCAGACTTAGATGATATTGTTGGACCACCATCTGATATAGAAGCTAAAAAAGCTGATATAGAAAGAAGAAGACAAGAAGAGTTAAACAAAACCTTTGACAATAATAAAGGAGCTTTAGAAAGTCAGATTGAGAATGCTGTAAAAAGTAAAGGATGGGCTATAAATAATGTATTGTTTCATGGAGGTCCTAAGTTTGACAAGTTCAAAAGAGAGTTTTTTCAAACTGGAGAGTACTCTAACGTAGATATGCGTAGAGTTGCTCAGTCTATGGGAGTTAGAATTCCTGAAGGAAGTTTTAGCTTTTCTGCTACTCCTATGACAGCTATTAACTATGCATTAACGTATGGAAAAAACAATCCTACTTTATACATAGTTAATAATACAAAGGCTATTAATGCTGAGGAGCTGACAGGTAACGCTGAAAAAGATGCTCAAGAGTGGATTATAGATGGTGATAATATTTCTGATATAATAACTGTTCCGTTAATTCCAAATGCTGATAAAATTAATGCTAAATATGATGCAGAACTAGCTGCTTTAGAAGAATCTACTCAAGAAGGTATCCAAGTAGTAACAGAAATTAATCCTGAGTTAAGGTCAATGCTTAACCAAATGGGTTATAAAAATAAGACTATTGATGCTCTTCCTAAGTCTATTCTTGAGCGCATTGTTAAAGAAGGTATTCCATCAGAAGAATATGGGTCAAGAGTCATTACTAAATCTCTTGCATCTCAAGCTGCATGGGCAACTCAAGCCACTCCAGTTACTATAACTGCTATTGAAAAAAGTGGTGTAAAACTTCAAAAAGTTAATGGAACGGAGACTATTTTTCTTACCTTTGATCAACTAGAAAATAGCACTGTAGAAAAACAAAAACTACCTACTATGAAAGACACAGAAACAGTTGTTGAGGTCACTCCTGAAGTTAAAGAGTTCTTATCTAAAGGAACTAATGCAGCATCCGCATATGCTAAAACAGACATAGACAACTTAGAAGAAACTGTTAAGAATTCTAAACTTGAAGGTTTAGAAAATGATTTATTTAACCTAGAAATTTGTGAATAATGGCAATTACTTGCGCACTTGGTCCTAAACATATTGATGCATTAGCAAAAGCAATCTACAAAAAAATGTCAACGCTTCCTCAAGGGGAAGTTTTTGACATTAATGGGTATATGGATTATCTATACCAGAATATTGCAGAGAAGCAAGGTGTTGATAATGCATTACAATACATGCAACAGTTTCCGTACTTAGCTAATATTATTGCAGCTAAGCTTATAGATGTTGTTGAGATTGACCCAAGTGTGAACTTAGGTGCTATGGCTAAAGCTTATAGAAATCCAGATACAGGATGGCAAGCAGTTAATGCTAGGTTCAATACTGAGCTTACTCCTGAAGCTATGGATGCTTTATCAGACTATGAAGCTAACACTCCATCACAAGAAGATTATGAGGATGAGATTCCAGAACCAATTACAGAAGCTTCAGATGATAGATTAAAAGCAAGCACAGCTTTGTCCGGTACATTACAACAGTTTCTTACAAAGAACCCTAATGATAAAGCTGAAGATGTAATTGAAACTCCAGATCCAAGTAAGACATATATTAAACTTACTATATCAAAGATTCAAAATATTGCAAAAGATTTAGCAATTGGTTCTACTATAAATTACCAAGGTAAATTTTTAAGATTAAAAGTTGTTAATCTTGCCTCAGTACCAAGAGATGAAAGAACTCCAGAGACAGATGCTCTTGTTGGTAGAATGATTGGTATCTCAGATGAGGAAACAAAAAAGAATGATGTTACTCCATTAAATCAGTTATTTGCTCTTGTGCTTACTGATGAAACAGGTAATACAATATACTTTAATCAAAATGGAGATGTTACTACCAAACAAAACTTTGGTAAACCTGTGTATCAAATGATGCGGGATGTACGTTTCCAAAACAATAGATTTACAGTAAGAGACATTTACAATAAAGAAGATCAGATTATTAGTCCTAAAGATGAGGCTATTAATACAATTAGACTTATGGGATATAAATCTATATCTCAATATGAGGCTAATGAAAATACTACATTTAAAGAGCTTATTGCTACTATTGATAAACAACAACAAACTCAGTTTAAACAACTATATGACCTTAAGCAACAAGCAATGAAGAGTAAGGCTCCTTTGTTATTTGTTACAGGAGCTAGTGTAGGGGTATTAAATGAAAGAGTTAAGCAAGATATTAATTTATCTGATGTTGCTGCAATGCAATCAGATGCAATCAATACTTTTTTAATACTTAATGAGCCTGCTTATGGTTTACGTTCTGGTACTGCCATTATTACTATAAATGGTGAAACATTTCCTGTTGATAGAACAGATATCCCTAAAGATGTTTCTGAGAAAATAGCACAAGTCTTACAGTCTCAAACTATTAGTAACAACGATAAAATTCTTTTCTACAATCAGTTTTTTAATGATGAAGTAGTTAACTTAAAAACTGATAAAGAAAAACAAGATACTTCATTTGTAACTTCAACAAGAAGACATAAATTAGTTAAATCTAAATCCGGTAAACCATTTTTTGTTTATGCTGATTATACTTTAGCTGAGCTCAATGCTAATAAGCAATTAGTTAATAAAGTAAACTTTGTTCCATTAGATGGTAGTCAACAAAGTATTGATAAGATTAAAGAAATTTTAAATGGAGGTAAGGCTTCTGTTAAAGATGGTAATGTAAAAAAGTTTGGTGCTAAACTAAACTATATGAATAATAGATTAACTAGTGACTTCTATGACTATGTAGATGGTAAACTAGTTAAGTCTGGTACGTATAAAGATTTTCTTACAAGATTAAATCCTAAAATTTTAATTTCTAAAACTGCAGGGTTACCGTTATATAACTCATACATTAGATTTGCTATTCCTGATGCAAGATCTTCTCAAGTAAATAAAGCACAAGAAAGAGCTAAAGAAGATTCAAGATCAGCAGTACGTAAGTTTAAAGATAACATGGTTGAGGTCATTAAAGATGCTGAACCTAAAGCTATTAAAGTTAAAGTCACTAATGTAATTGAAAAACAGTATGCTGATAAAAGACCAAGCACTTATAACTATGATGTTGTTATAGAAGGGCAAGAAGGCAAACATAGATTTTATGGTGCAAAATCAATAGTAAATATAGGAGATACTTATTACTTGACTGTAGAAGATGTTATAGATGGTGGTTTCTTATTTAAAGATACAGTTAAAGCTCGTGTAGACTCAAAGAAGAGTGGTGCTCTTGATATGGGTTCACTTGGAGAAAGAGATTTTAAAACTGAAGATTCAAGAGGTATTCCAATTGAAACAGTTGCTGCAGCAGAAACAGAACAAGCTATAGAATTAGATGAAGTTACACCCGCACCTAATACATTGCCAGAGGATCAAGTTGAAGCTGACCAAGAAGAATATATTAATCCATCTAATACAACACAACCTTCAGATGGTTCTCCTGTATCAAGAAGATTTAAGAGAGACTATGGTAAATTTAAATTAGATAGATCTGCTGAGTTATCTAATGAAGTTACACAAGAGCAAATAGATGCTGCAACTACATGGTGGAATAATTCTCCGCTTTCTAAATTCATTTCATTAGAACATGTAGCAAACATTGTTAACTCTAATGTATATGCAAGATTTATTGCAGCTGGTTCTGAGCTTCTTGCTGAACAAAATTTAGATGGTAAACTTGGTAAGATCCTTATCAATGAAGCTACTAAAGGTTCAATGGTAGACACTTACCATGAAGCATGGCACGTATTCTCTCAGTTATTCTTGACAAGAGAAGAGAAATTAAAATTATATAATGAGGTTAGAAATTCTGATCCTAAGTTTAAAAATCTATCTGCACGCGCTATTGAAGAAGTACTAGCAGAGGACTTTAGATCTTATGCTCTTTCTCCAAAAACTAAAAAAGGTGCCCCTGTAAGAAATACTTTATTTAGAAGAATACTTAATTTCTTGAAAAAGTTATTTACCGGGAAACAATCTTTAGCTAACCAAATACAACCACAGAAAATTTCTACCTATGGTGTAGCAGGAGAGTTGTTTAATAAACTATACTTTGCATCTAACAATCCAGAGTTACTTAATGATTATACTCCATTAGTTGACAATGTTCAATGGGACATGCTTAACCGTGGGGTTAGACAACAAGGTGATTATAAAGAAGATGCTCTTAATGATAGAGACTCATTAGATCTTTCTAATGCATTAGATTCATTAATCTCAGAAGAAATTGATAATGCTTATCTCTATACTAAAGAACATAATGGAGCTGATGCAAATAAGAGTGGTTCAATTAATATTCTTTTAAAGGATGATAATAAAACTGTTCTGTATGAATTCTTAAAAGAAGAACTTCAGGATAGAGTTGATGCCATTAAGGATAAGCTTCCTGTTAAACCAGCTACTCCATTTAATACTTTAAACACTCTTGATAAAATTTCTAAAAATGCAATTGCTGTAATTAAGAATTCTAAAGGAGATGATGAATACTTTTTTCTTAGAACACAAATTGAAGACTTTGACAATCTTAACCTAGACAGTAAAAAAGGTGAAAGAGTTAAAGGAGAGATTTACAAAGATGCAGAAGTTATTGGAGACTTTTATACTCACAAATCAATTAAGGGTGTAGATAAGACTCCTGCAAACATTGTTATTGTAAATAGTATTGAGGAAGCTAGAGCTCAGTTTGAAGCTTATAAAAATGATACAAATTACACTGAGATTATTGAGAACCCAAATGCGGGAACTACTCAACCAGATTTAGACTTTGCTGAACAACAAGATCTTGATAGATTAAGAATTTTCCAAACTGCTATTAAAAACTGGAATAATGTAATTAAGTTTCACAAAGAACATTCAGACTTTAACATCATTAATAAAAAAGTTGCTTTACAAGAATCAGATCCAGAATCAAATACTGAAGAAGCTAATAATGATAAGAATGAGGAAGGTGGAGAAAATTTTAACTCTAGCGTAGGGGATATTACTCTTCAACAGTTAGCTGATAATGAAGTAATCTACATGCTCAAGAGTTTATTTGCTTTGAATAAAGCTGGTAACTATGAGTATGACAGACTTGGTTTCAAAAAGAGAGCAAGTTTTAAAAAGGTGTGGAATGCACTTGTAAGATCAACTAACAGTGCCAAAGATCCACAGGAAATCTATAATAGAATACTTGCAGCATCTGCTACGTATCCTGAATTAAAGCAACTTGTAGACTATAAATTACCTAATCCAGAAGTTGAAGACCATAAGAATGGTACAAGCTTTAGTATTACTACTTCTTTTTGGAATGCATTTAGTCTTCCAAGAGTTAAGTATATACAATTACTTGTAAATGAAGATAAGTCAGGTACTACTACTGAGGTAACTAATACTTCAATGGATGTTGGTAGTACTAAAAGAAAGTTTACAAGTTTATTTAAAGCAGAGAAGCCAAATAAATTTATTACTAAAGATAAATTTAATAATAACATCTTAAATCTAAACGCTATTGTTCAAGAGTTTATGGCTCTTGATGGTACACTGAAAAGCGGTGACAATGCTGAATATAAATTCCTAAGAGCTATTGGATTTAAATATGATGATTTAGGTAAAATTAAAGAAACTTTAAGTAATCCAGCTAAACGTCAAGAATATAGTATTGCATTTTTATTTAAGGCTGTAAAAGAACTTCGTGATGCGCAGTCATCAGGTAATGCTACAGAAGAAGCTTGGAAAATAATTAATGCATTTAAGTCAAATCCAATTGAAACTTTATCTAAAGGTTTTCCAGCAGGTGTTGTCGGTGCACCTAATTCTGCTATTTATATAGACGGTTTAAAATTAAGCACTGCTGTAAGTAGACTTATTGAGTTGCAAAATAAGTACGGAGCAACAAGTTCTAATTTCAGTGTACTTAATGCAGCTAAGAAAAGAGTTAATGAGCATACTACTGATAACACATTAACAGTAATTGTTGACGCTCTTAATACTGCTAAAAATAAAACTGATCTATTTAAGCAAGGATCTATTACAAGTTACTTAGACCCAAGAAGAAATCCTTGGACTAATAATCTTCAAACATTTAATACATTGTTTGATGCAAGTAATAAAAAGAGAGAAGGTAGATCAATTGCAGTTGAAATGTCATCCGGTACTCAAATATCTGGTAAAGATGGTACAACTACAACAGATCTAGATCCAAGAAGTAAATTCATTCAAGAGTTTCATACCATGCTTAAGTCTGGTATACAAGAAATTCTTAGACCTGGATCTAAGTCATCTTCATTTGGATGGAGAATAGATGGTGGTATTGAGTTTCCAGGTATTGGTAAAAAAGATGATAAACATCTTTATATTGATTTAGACACATTCCTCAATCTTAATGATGAGTTAGATGCTATTGAAAAGATAATTCTTCCGTATGTATCATCTGAAGTAGCTAGAATTAACATCTTTAAAACCAATCCAGAAGCTAAAAACTATATTGGATATAACAAACCTGGCAGAGATGGTAAGCCATCTGGAGAACAGTTTAATTATTTTGATGGTATATTAACTGATACAACTAAAAAAGAAATTCTATCTAAAGTAAATACAACTGAGATAGATCTTTTAAACTACATCACTACTGACCCAGCACTTAAAGAAAAAATTCTTAAGGAAACTCAAAGTTATTTTGAAGCTAAGTCTAAAAAGCTTTATGACTATTTACAAGAAGCTAAATACGTTGATCCTAAATTAATGGAAAGATTTAATCTTCCTGGGTTCACTGCAGCACAGAAAGAAAATCTTTTGATGAAGGGTTATATGTATAACTCATGGATTCATAATCTAGAGACATCAGTTATATTCTATGGTGATATTGCACAATATGATCATCCTAAACAAGGCTTTCATAAAAGAACTTCCGGTTTAATTTCTAATGGTCGTAGAGTTAGAACTGATGTTGCTGCTATTAGATATATTAATGAGCAATTTAATGCAAATGGTAAAACCTATGCATCTACACTCCCAGAAAAGTATAATAAATTTACATATGATGGCTCATTAAATACTGCAGTAATCCAAGAGATTAGAAGAGATAGTGTTTATCTAGATGATATTAGAGAAGGTCTTACAAAGTTCTATACTGAAAGAACAAACATGTCTGCCGATGAAGTTAAAAAAACAGTAGATCGTGAAGTAAAAAAATATACTAAAGAAGAAATTAAAGAAGGTGATGGTCAAGGTTATATTACATTTGATGCCTATAGAACATTAAAGAGACTTCAGAATAAGTGGGGTGATGAACAAGAAAATTTATTTCAAAAGATTATAAATGGTGAACCTATTACAGAACCAATTGATGAATTTTTTCCTGCATATAAATTACAAAACTTTGCATTCTTAGATAATACAGTATTACCAGTAACAGCCTTTCATAAGTTTGCATTGTTCCCATTAATTCCTGGTGTAATTAAACCAGGTAGTGATTTTGATAAGATGCATAAGAGAATGTTAGAAGAAAACATTCAGTATCTAACATTTGATTCAGGTTCTAAAGTTGGCACACTCACTTCAGATGGTGAGCCAGATAGAGCTCATGATGAGAACGGAAGATTTAATGAGTCTGTAGTATTTACTAAAAATACATTTAATGCTGGCTTCCTTAAAGAAGTAACTAATGTGCCTAAAAAGTATAAAGGTAAAGTTGTATTCTCTACACAGTTAAGAAAACTTATTCTTGATGGTTTATATGAGGAAGGTGCAATGACCATGCCTCAGTATTCTGGGCTAGTTAAAGCATATGAAAATAGTGTAGCATTTAACACTGAGTTGCTCAAAACTGAACTAATGGAAGAGATTGGTTATGTAGAAGGTAAAGGTGTTACACAACCAGAAAAGTTCTTAAAAGTAATTAAGGAGAACTTAAGAAGAAAAGATTATCCTGAACATTTACTTAGATCTCTTAAAACAAATAGGGACGGTTCATTAAAGTATGACTTGTCTTACTTCTTAGATGCTAAGACAATTGAAGATACTATAATGTCAATTGTAGAGAAGAAGTTTGTACGCCAAAAAGTTAAAGGTGAAGCACTTGTACAAGTTGCAAGTTCATTTACCAATAATATGTGGACAACTCCTTCTGAAGAAGATGTTAAGAAATATATGGGTAGTAATACACTACCTTTTTATTATCCAGGTAAAGATGGCAAAACAAATGCAATGAAAGTTGCTATTGCTATGCAAGGTGACTTCTTTAAACTATACAATCTTAATCATAATGATGGTCAACCAATTGGAGATATTAATAGGTTAAATGATATGATCAAGAATGATCAGTGGTTAGATACTGATGGTAATAGAAAAGCAATTACTATGACTGCTGTACGTATTCCTGTACAGGGTCTTAACTCTATGGAGTTCATGGAAGTCTATGAATTCTTAGATCCAGCTGCAGGCTCTCATATTTTTGTACCTACAGAACTTGTAGCTAAGTCAGGTGGTGACTTTGACGTAGACAAGTTAACTACATTTATGCCTAATATAGGTGAGGATGGTAAAGCTATTACTTCTAATATGACTAAAGAGCAATTCTTTGATGCATATAATAAGGCTTCTAAAGAAGACAAAAAAGAAATGATGAAGCTGCAGAAGAAAGCTGTTGAAAATAGTTTTATTGAAAACATTAGAGGTATTCTTGAAATTCCTGAAAACTTTGCTTCTTTAGTTAGACCTAATGATACAGCACTACTTGAAGAATTATCAAAAGAACTTGAAGATAAAGTAAGTGACTTTGATAAGTATGAAAAAGTAAATGGCGAATCTACAAACTTAGATGGTAAAGGTGAAAAAATGATTAGCCCTACTACTGTACTTGAGCAAAGATACAATGTAGCTAAACACGGACATAATATTATTGGTAAATCAGTATTAGGTATTGGTGCTAGTGAGAATGCAATGAATCCTGTATTTAATCAAGCAGGTGTTATTCTACCTAAAAAATATAAAGCTTCAAATTATGATAAAGATTTAGGTAAATTTGTAGAATTTGGGGAACCTATATATGACATGAGACTTTTCATGCCGCACAACAAAACTAAAGACGGTAATATTTCTCTTTCTAATATTTATGGTGTTGATGGAGTAACTAGAATTGCTGATTTATTTTCACAAGGTATAAATGGTTGGGTTGACGTAGAAGCAAATGAATGGATATTTTATATTCAAGGTAATTATGAGCTTGCACCAACTATGCTTTATTTATTTAAATCTGGTGTAACTGAAGAATATGCAGTTAAGTTTGTATCATCTCCATTCATTAGAGAATATGCTGAAGAGTTAAGAAAAATTCAAGGGCCGTTTGCTAAATCAATGGGTATAGCAGCAAAAGAAAAACCATATGAAAGATACGAAGCTACTAAAAGAGTTATACAAAGGCACATGCTGCAATACCTCAATGCTTCTACTTCTATGCTACAAGCTAATGATCAAATCACAGTATATTTTAAAGAAAGAACTAAAAGAGGATGGGAAGATATTCCTTATCAAATGACTTATGGTGAGTTACAAAATAACATAAACAACTCTACATATGATCTAAATTCAATTTCCACAATAGATATTAATTTACCAGGAATTCAAAGAACTCTTTACGTTAAACCATCTGCTGAGAATGCAACTTATTACAATTCAACATCAAAAGCTAATGAACGGTATGAGAATGGATATTCTCTTGAGTTAATGAATAGCCTTATTGATAAGAAACCTAGTGAGTTTAACGCTAATGAGACTATAGCTGCTATGGGAATGCTTTTACATTTTAATGAAATTCAAAAGCAAATCCAAGGTGTAGGTAGGATGAAAAGAAGAGGTAAACCAGACACAACTCTTTTCAGAAACATTCAAGAAATTATTTTAAGAGACCTTGATATAGAATCCTTAGATAACGATAGTAAAGTAGATAAAGCATCTAAGGATAAAATCTTTAATGAAAGTATTACAAGTTCATTAGGAGATAAGAAAATTATTGTTGATGTAGTTTCACAAATGCTTGTTCTTAGAAATGGTAACCAAACAACAAACTATATACAAGGGCTTTTAACAAATGCTAAAAACAAAGGTTTAATAGGTGCAAAATTTGGGAAAACTAATGATGGAATGGTAAATTTTGTTGATGCATTTAAAAACAATATCAGCAACTTTATCTTACAAAACTACTTATCTAACTTTATTGACCCTAAAGGGAACATTGTAAAAATTCCTCAGGAGTTTAATGAGATGCCAGTCAAGCTATCTAAGAATCTTTCAACAGATGTTGAGATAAAAGATGGTGTGGTATATGTAAACTCACAAAATCTTAGAGAAGACTTTTCTAATAAGAGTTATTTAGATACAGCGCAAGGTCCTAGAAGCTATGCTCAAAGACCAGGACTTGAACCATTTAAAATAGAACAAGATCCGTTTGCATCTGAAGAAGCATATATCAAGTATGCTATGATCAGAGCATCTTTACAAAGTCAAGGGCTTACGGGAGCTGAGTTAAATAAAACAGCTCTTATTGAAGCATTCAACTTTAATGCATTGATGAGAAATAATGATTACTCATATACTAATGAAGTAATTGATGTGATTCAAAAGTATCCTAAGCTTATTATTGATTTCCCTATCCTAGAACAGATATCTATTTTAAGCACGTCTGCATTTACTGACTTTAATGTTCTTACACTTACTGACAGAGATGCAATAGATGGTAAGACAAAAGATGTTTATGCAAATAACATTAGAGCTTTAGGTAATCCTAGAATTCAAAAAGTAGCTGACCCTAAAGAGAATCAAAGAATCAGTAATCTATTCCAAATGCTTCCTTTGGTAGCAGTGTATCAACACGGTGTGGGTTCTACTCTATATGGATTTGATCAAGTTCTTCCACAAGATATGATCCAGTCTACAATGCAGAATGCATCTAATTTATTTAAACTTAACTATTGGAATGATAAAGGCTTAAGTCATGTATTTAATTCTACAGTTAATAAGGAGGAGAAACAATTTAAAAACTTTGTTTTAACTGAAGCAGAACTAGGTACAGAAGCACCAATACGTGCAACATTTGCTGAGGTAGATCCATTTGAAGAAATAGATAATGAACCGTTCTTTGCACCTCAACTACAAACAACACCAACTTTAACAAGTTATACAAATCATTCTGGCGGTGCAATTGGAGCAGATACAGTATGGGATAACATTGGTAAACAATTTGGAATGGTAACCAATAGACATTATTGGATGAATAATAAAACTCCAAATGGTAATGTTGAAATTTCTAAAGAAGATGCAATTGAAGGTCAGCAAAAAGTAACTGAAGCTGCAAGAGCAATGGGTAGAATTGAACCTACCTATCAGGTTAGAGATGAAAGATTGATTAGAAACTGGTCTCAAGTTAAATATTCTGATGCTGTATTTGCAATAACAACTATGTTAGGTGTAGATGCTGAAATGAATTATGGTAAAAAAGCTAAAATTAGACAAGGTAAAGGAGGCACAGGTTATGCTATTGAAATGGCAATACAAGCTGGTAAACCTGTTTATGTTTTTGACCAAGAAAGAAAAATGTGGTTTAAAAATATTGATGGTCAATGGTCTGAATCTGATGTACCTACTCTTACTAAAAACTTTGCCGGTATAGGCACAAGAGAAATTAATGAAGCAGGTAAACAAGCTATCAGAGATGTCTATGCTAAAACATTAGCTGAAACACAACCTACACAGCCAATAGATGATCAAACACAAATTGAAACTAAAGCTACAGACCAATACAGATACTTTGGTTCTATGTATACTATTAAGTTACAAGATGGTATTGGTGTAGATGTAGAAGGTTACAAAGGTAAAGCAGCTGCTAAAGCTAAATTGCTTAATGCATACAATACTGATCCAAATGTAGACCCACAAAATGGTAGAGCATTTAGAGAAACTCCTACACAGTTAGATGTTCAATCTCAAAACTCTGCAGACACATTTGTATTTGCAGATGGTATTTCTATTAGTGTTCCGTTCCAACTTAATGCTGAACAACAAGCAGCACTATACAAACTAGAAGACTTCTATAATAACCCAGGAGCTTATGATAATGAAATTACATTATCAGGATACGCAGGAACAGGTAAGACAACTATTCTTGGAATCTTTGATAAGTATTTAAAAGAGAAGAGTTACGTTAAACCTATCTATACTTCACCTACTCACCGTGCTAATGCGGTAACTAAGATGAAGAATCCTAGAGCTAAGGTTAAAACATTACACTCTTTGTTTGGTCTTAACCCTATGCTTAATCTTGAGGGAGACGCATTAGATATTAGAGATGTTAAAACTGAATCTTTCAGAAAGCCAGAACTTAACAGAAGAGATGTTATTATTGTAGATGAATCTTCTATGGTTACAAATGAGTTGTATGATTTAATTCAGCAGTTCAAAAAAGAGTTAGACCTTAGAATTATTTTTGCAGGAGACAAAGGTCAGCTTGGACCAGTTCAAGATAATACTAAATTAGAATCTAAAGTATTTGATGACCCTAAGAATCAAGCTCAACTTACTAAAGTAGAAAGAACGGGTGACAATCCTATCTTATTAAACTCAACTAGAGCAAGAGAAGGTCAGGACTTTACTTATGTCACTGAAGAAATTAATGGTAATGGTGTAGAGTTCTTAGATACTCCTGATAGATTAAACCAAGTTATGGGTCAGAATCTAAAAGATATGCAGGAATCTGGTAATATGCTTTACTTTAGAATCCTTTCTTCTCTTAATAAAGATGTAGCTAGAATCAATTTACAAGCTAGAGATATTATGTTTGGTGAGGAAGCTAAAAAGACTCCTTACATTAAAGGTGATATCTTAATGGGCTATGATAATATTGGTGAAGACTTAATTAACTCAGGTGACTATGTTGTTGAAGCTGTATCAGAGCTAACTGATATTAAAGTTAGAGTACCTGTTGCTGATTTATCATCTGGATATTTAAAATTCGGAAAAGAAAAAGAAGTATCACTTAAAGGTTACTATGTAACTGTTAAAGATATTCTTAATCCTGATAATTTATTTTTAATACCTCTTCCTGCAGAAGGTAATGATGAAGCTCTTACTGAAATTGCAAAAGGATTATTAGAACTCAAAAGCTATTATCCAAGAGTACAAGGTAAAGACAAAGGCAGACTATTCTCAGAAATTAGTTCTGTAAGCAATCAAATTGTATTCAATAAAGACATTAAAGAAAACGGTAGATTCCTTGCTAAGAAAGGTATAGACTATGGTTATGCTCATACTATTCACAAATCTCAAGGAGGAACGTACAACAAAGTACTCATCTTTGACGATAGTATCTCAAGCCTAGCAGCAGCTATTGCAGACAAGAGAAAGCTTGGTATGAATGGTCAAAAATTAATGAAAGACCAACTCAAGTATGTCGCAATCTCTAGAGCTAGTGAATATGCATATGTGTACAACAGTAAAGATACTGCGGTAGGGGGATTTGATTTCAGAGGTGAGGCACCAGCAAATATCACTGAGGCAGATATGGATACAGCAGCAGTTGCATCGTTCTCATTTGCTACTGAACAAACTCCAACTCCACAGGTTCAGACTAAGGGAGAGATAGAAATGCGCTCAGATAATGTTACTAAAATATTCAGCGGTAACAAGACTGTGACAAATAGAACAAGTCTTATTAATGATGGTAAGTATACAATTAAAGGTTCTACTGATGTAGTTGAGCTTAAGTATATAGGTAAATCAACAATCAATGGTAATCAAGTTACAATCGTCAATGAAAAGACTAATGCAGTAACTACTAGAACTCTTGACCAACTTGCAAAAGCTGAAGGATTCAAAGACGCGGCAGACTTTAGAGCTAACAATAAGTTTAGCACTAACTATCTGAACGGTACTCAGACTAGATTTCTTTACCAAGTATCTCCTGTATCTGCGGTATCTGCAGATGCTGAGGCTACCTCAGGTAAAATTCCTGAAACTAACACAGACCTTCAAGACTTTAGAGATGCAGTTGCTAAAAATAACAACATCTTCCCTAACAAGGTTACTACATCTGCAGGTAGACTTTATGTTCTTAATTCAGATGGATTATATAACTTAGTGGATAGTTTAAGCGGAACTGTATTAATGAAGAATATTGACTTAACTACTGGTCAAGTTGGTTTACCAAGTAACATAAATGTCCCTGCAACTAATGCATACAAAATAGAGTTACTTAACCAAATCCAAGTATTAAAACAACAATATCAATTAGAAGACTTATTAGGTCAATATGGTTATGATATTAAAGACTTGATTGATACAATTCAAAATGCTACTACCAAAGACCAAGTTGATGATGTTGCTTCACTTATTAATGAAAAAATCTGTAAATAATGAGAATAGATAGATGCCCTATAGAATCTGATCCGGAATGGCAAAAAATTCTTTCTGAAACCGGTGGTGACAGAATAGAAGCCCGCAAGAGATGGGAGGCTGAAGAATTTGACAAAGATGATAAAAGGAATGAGTATAAAGAGATAGAAGAAGATGGTGATGCTACAAGAAAAGCTGAGCCTACTAGAAAAGAGATGGAGGAAGACAAGGTCACAAGACTTGTTGAAAACATCCGCATCTATCTAGAGAAGAAGATTAAAGTTCTTGAGAGAAGCAATATTTATAAACAAAAGGAAAAAATCAAGGAAACAAAAGACTTGATGAATATCCTTAAAGAATTAGATGGTATTGAAAGTATTAATGAGTTTGTCAAAGATGCATTTAATAAATCTAAGATTGCACATAAGCACTTTAATTATACCATTAACAGAATCCAGAACGGAGAGTTATCTAGAAAGGAAGCTATTCAAGAGCTTGTAGCTATGCAAGACTTTGCAAATAGATACAGTATCATTAATGAAATACAGAAAGCTGATGTACTTAAGTTCTTTTCTACTCCTGTAGATATTGAAGCAATGTCTGCAAGAGATGAAAAAACTTTAACTCCACAAGAGATGTTATCTTTTACTAAATCTGTGACAGATAATATTAAAACTAAGTTTATTGCTGAGGGTATTCCATTGATGGCTGACTTCTTATTGGATTATAAACCAATGGGTGTTGACGAAAGAATTAAAAAAGAAGTTTATCAGTTACAACAAAAGATAGAAGTAATTAAAAATAACCCAAAGAATTCTCCTGAGTTTATTGCTAAGAAGACTGAAGAGATTCAACAGAGAATTGATACTATTCTAAACTTTACCCTGGATAAAAAATCCATGATTGAAGTTCTTGAAAAAGCTACTAAAGATACTACAATATTTGATTATCTTACTGCACCATTAATTAGTTCACCTGATAGTGCTCTAGGCTTATTTGCAAGAGCTGTAAAGACAGAAATGGAGACAGCAAGGTTAGAAGACATTGCCCTGAGAAAAAGAGCTGCAAAAGCCTTTAATGAATATAAAGCAAGTGTTCCTGCTTTAATGAGAGATAATCCTGCAAAATTCAATGAAGGATTATATGAAACTATTTCTGTACCAAGAACAGATCCTGAAACAGGTGAGTATGTAAGAACTAATGAGGGTAGGATTATTCTAGACAAGAGAGTTGCATTTGTACAGAAGTATGATCAGTCTAAGTTCCATAAAGAAAAAGCTAAGTTCTTTGAATCCATTGGAAAGAAACCAGATAATCTTACTGATGCACGTGAGTGGTTTGCAAAAGTTACTGCATGGTTTGACGCTAATACAATACCTAAACCTAAAGAACAAATTAGAGAAATACTAAAGCAAAAAGAACTTGAAAAAAACCGTGGTCTTTTAACTGAAGATGAGTATCAAGATTGGAGAAGAGAAAATCTTAAGGTTGATGAGAATGGTAAAATTATAGGTTATAAATACGGTAAGGCAGGTGAATTAGTAATGCCAGCTGATAAGTATATTAATGCTAAATGGAATGCCCTATATGATGCAAGCGGTAATCCATTAAATCCAAAAGGTAAGTATCATAAGTTTCTTGTTGAGGAGTATTTAAAATCTCAAGAAAATTTACCTGACATTCAAAAGCCAGGCTATGTTATACCTTCTATTGAAAAAACAGATGGTGAACGTTTACTTGCAAAAGGTATTGTAGACTTAGCAAAAAATAGAGCTACTGAACTTGTTAAAGTAAAAGCATATGATGTAGAATATGGTGTTGACTTAGGACTTGGAGAAGAAGGTAATAAATTCTTACCTGTATACTTTGTTCAACCCATGGCTGAAGGTGATATAAGTCTTAACTTAATGCGCTCTGTATTAATGTTTGGCTCCATGTCAAATAACTACAATGCTATGAATGGTATTTACAATGAGATAAATCTATTTAAAGAAATTATTGGTGACAGAGAAATTGCTGAAACTAATACTAAAGGTATTCCAATTGTAGATTCTATTGCCAAAAGACTTGGATATGATAGATATTTAAAAACACACGGTAGTAATTTTTCATCCAGAAGAGTAAATGACTTTATAGATATGGTAGTCTATGGAGAATCTAAAGCAAGATTTGAAGTTGCAGGCATTGCAGTAGATAAGATTATAGATAAAATGATGAACTTCTCTGCTATATCTACGCTTTCTTTGGATTTACTTAAAGGTATGAATAACAACCTACAGGGTAACCTTCAATTGCTTATTGAAGCTGCCTCAGGTGAATTCTTTGATATGAAGAGTTGGACTAGAGGTAAGAAAGATTATTGGACAACTATTCCACAAATGCTTTCTGACTTTGGTAAGTTTACTCCTGAAAGTTTAATGGGTCAAATTATTGAACAATATGATCCAATGCAAGGGGAATATAAAGACCAATTTGGTAAAGTAGTAACTGGTAGTGTAGCCAATAAACTATTTTCAACAGATACTATATTCTTTAACTTACACTTTGGGGAACATGAAATTCAAGTATCTACTTTATTTGCAATGCTTAATTCCCGAACTGTAAAAGATAATGAGTCTGGTCAAGAGATATCTTTAATGGAAGCATATAAGAAGTATGGTGTAGATGAAATTAAAAACAAAACTGATTTCACTGAAGAAATGAGATTGGATGTTCAGAATAAAATCCATGCACTAAATAAAAGAATGCATGGTATCTATAATAACTTTGATAAATCTGTAGCTCAGAAACATACTCTTGGTAGATTAGCATTGATGTATAGAAAGTTCTTAGTTCCTTCTTATACAAGAAGATTTAAGAAACTTGGTATGGACCAAGAACTTGGAGCAATGACAGAAGGTTTCTATAGAACATTCTGGAATGCATTTGCTAAAGACTTGATAACATTTAAAGCAGGTATTGGAACACAATGGAGTAATCTTAGTGACTTTGAAAAAGCACAAGTAAGAAGAACTATGACAGAAATAGGTTTCATTCTAGCTTTATCTATGTTAATTTGGGGATTACTCATGCTTGTAGATGATGATGATGAAGAAGAAACTAAAAAAAGCTATGGTTATAACTTCTTGTTCTATCAAGCAATTAGACTTAGAAGTGAGACTCAACAGTATTTACCAGGTCTTGGTTTTAAAGATGCCTATAGGATTGTTAAGTCTCCAACAGCTATGACAAGTACTGTAGATAATTTTATTAGATTTACAGATCAGTTTCTATTTACTTGGGATGATGAAAAACTATCTTACAAAAGAAAAACAGGTATTTGGGAAAAAGGAGATAATAAATCTTGGGCCTACTTCTTAAAGTTAATTGGATACACAGGAAATAATATTACTCCTGATCAAGCAGTTAAAAACTTCCAGGCAGCTCTGAATAAATAAAAAAGGGGGTTATTGACCCCCCTTCTTTTTTGTAGTAGTTGTTTCTTGAAATAGTTGGTGATTATCTTCAAACCATTCTCTTGCATCTGCTTTAGTTTGCATAGGTAAACAACCACATGTCATACTTTCAGCACCGGCTAGATAGGCTTCAATTATTAACTTTTTAAACTGTTGTGGACTCATTGAAAAAGAATATTTGAAACAGTCTTCCTGTCTCTCTACTGTGACCAAAATAATCATTACCTGAGTGGATTAAACCACCATCAAAAATAACAAGCCTGTTAAATACATTACCTACAGTGTCTTGTCTCTCAAATGGAGTGGGATCTAAAAATGTCTCCTTAGTAAATACATTACCATTTTCTCCATAATCCCAATCTATATCCTCATTATGAAATACTTTAGAACCTTTATGTCTATAAAAACTAGTTCCTGACTGAGGTGGTGCGCCCGGAGTTAAAAATAAAACTCCTGCCCATTGCTGTGCATCACAATGAAATACTTGTGGTACCCCTGCTATACAAGATTGGAATCTACCGTTAATGCTTGTATCATACCATCCATAACCATCATCTGTATGTTCTGCAATTTTAATCTGCATAATATCTTCAAACTTTTCTTTGATACCATCAAATAAAAACTGCATACGGGTTCTTTCTCCTACAGCACCTTCGCCAGGAAAGTAGGTTTGCATAAGAGCATATTCTCTTACTGCCATTGGATCTTCGTAGAAGTTATCTACTACAAAGAACCTTTTACGTTGGTCTGGATTAACTTTAAACATAATTATATTTATTTCTGTACAATCAAAATTAAAAAAAGAAAAGGGAATAGCCTAAACTATTCCCCTTCTCTTTGATATTTATTCTTCCCTTTCAGGGTCTTAGAAGAATGCTTCATTATCATCCTCATCATCTGAGAAATTAAATGCAAAGTCTTCTTCAGTTTCTAATTGTTCTTTTTCAAAAATCATATGTTCTAGAGGAGTTGGTTCTAGAGATGCTGTAGATGCATTCTCACCTGTCCATTCTTGATTTTCATCTATCTGGAATTCTTCTTCCTCTTCTTCTGGTTCCATAGATTCAATAACTATTGGTGCTTCAAATGTATTACCCATAGGATCAGTATAGCTTACTGTTTCTTCTATAACTTCATTAGATATTTCATCAAGGGTCTCAAGGTTCACAGGGTTCTCAAGGTATTCTTCATTTTGTTCTAATTCTAATGAAGGTTCCTCAGCTTCTGTTTTCTCAATTTCAGTCAAAATATTAAGCTGATTTTCTGGTTGACCATAATTTGTAGTTAATGGATCTACCTCAGCTTCTACAACTGGTTGAGGTATAGAAGGCTTAGAAAAGTTATTAACACTTGAAATAAAATAATGTAAAACACGTTGATCTTCCATCCATGTTTTAGGATGTGAAGACTGTAGTGCAGTAGTTACATAATTATAGAAAGCCCATAGACTACTTGTATCTTCAAATACATGTGTTGGTTTCATCATTTCTGATCTAACCATACTAGCTTGTTCAGTAGTTAAGATCTGATACTCTGCAAACAAGATACCAAGAAGCTGAGCTTGTTTTCTCTTATTCATCTTGATTTCTTTCATTGCATCTTTGTCAGACTTAAGCTGATCATAATACATCTGAGCATCTTTAATCTGACCCTTGATAGTCTCAACAGTCTCTTCATCTGCAGTACCGGTGTGTTTTCTAGACCAGCTGCCCATGTCTCCGTGTACCATAAAAGTACCCGCTTGGTTCACATATGCACCAACTCCACATTTAAATCTGACTTGCTTGTTGTAACTATTAGTCCAAGCAAACATCATAGATAACTCAGGATCAGAATTATAGTTCAAGACATGCACACCATGTGCTATTTGTCCGTCTGCAGTTGCTCTGTAAGTTTCAGAAACAACTCCAAAGCCTGCAGCTGCAAGCTCTGTATATACATAATTAATTACAGACTCATGACTAATAACAGTGTAGCTATCTCCATGAGTAGGTAAATCAACAGAAATCAATTGTGCCTTACTGCACTCTTTAATTTTCTTTGGCATTTTAAAATAATTTAAGTTGTGTAATAATTGGTTCAAGGTTCCTTATCTCCTTGTAGATATTCTCTAGGTAGTAATCATAATTGATATCATACTCACTAAAATCTCTTTCAGTGTAGTCAATAAGAATAGTTTGCATCCATTTCCCAGCCTCAACCTGGATTTCTCTCCCGTCAGTATTATTCTTCTTAATAATCTTTGACCCGGATTTAGATACAAAATATCTTATAGTATGCTGTAAAGGTTTAACCTCATACTCACCATCAACAATATGGTGTTCATAAAAATTCCAGTCTCCTTTTATCTTAACCCCACCACAATAATCAAATATGTTTTGGTTTTGAGCTAGAAAATCTTCAGGCTGGGTACCATCTACAAAATATGCATGTATTGCTTTAGGAATAATAAGAAAACTCTTATTCTTATGTAGAGCCAGGTTATCATATTCAAACCTACCCTTGCATTTAGATTTACCATCTTCAGTAATAGCAATATAATTATTTACATCCCCAAGAATAATCTTACTATAAGTATCATGTTCTAGTTGAAGCTGTGTTATATCTTCCCATCTCTTGCAGATATCCATATACTTATCTACATACTCTCTTGGGATCAAAGTCTCAAGACCATCTGTATTCTGCATTAGTGGAATTGCATTAGGAATCTCTTCACAGATCATTTCATATAGCATAGTCAGACTAAGTTGACCATTAATAGTAATCCTCATAGTAAACTCAGGATCATACAGGAAACTATTCTCATCATTACTTAACCCATAGGTTGAGTTTAGAATAATCTTGTATACATAATTTTTAGGATCCTTCTTTGGAATCTTCTTTCTTTCTTCAAAGAACCACTCATACAAATCACAGAATTCTTCTTGTTCCAAATGTGCTGGTGCCCACTTGTTTCTAATAGCCAAGTTGGGATAGAAACTAGTAACGTCAGACGTTAGTATTACCATATCCTCATTAGACTCATAGACCTTTGTAGACCTAGCACCATGGATACCACCAAGACCATAATCAGTCTTGACACCTTTGTACTGCACAGAATACTTAAAACCACCTTTAGTTTCTCCAGGATAGATAACTACTTCATTAAACTTATTTAGTAAGTTTTGAAATGTTGCTGTCTTGAATTTAATATAAGGTAGAATAATATTCTTTACTGTAATTCTAGCTCTATGAGTTCTAGCTTGTCTAAGATCCCACTTTTTTACCCCAAGTTTTTGACTCAAGAAATGTAGAAACAACTCTTTAGAAATCCGTGGCTCAGATGCAGAGAATAAGTTAATGCCATATTCATCAGTAAGAGTCTTTCTCAAACCAATCTGCTCTTTACTGAGCTTCATGATTTGTTTAGTAGACTTTACATCATTAATACAATATCTAATAATCTCGGGAATCTGTTTAGCTACAATAGTCTCAGTATGATGGATAGGCATATCCATAATGTTAGGCCAATCCATTGTATACTGAATCCATTTAAGAGAACTTCTCTTGGCATTGTTATCCCAGTGATTAAGTTTAAATACATCTACCTGGTTAATCTGTAGATCTCTTGGACTAAACTCTAGAAATTCACCTGCATTCTGTTTACTAATTACATTCTGTGCTCTACCATAAATCCATTTAGCAATTGAATCTCCTGTGTTATGAATAACAGAGTCTTTATTTCTTAGGATATACTCAGTAATCTGACTGTCAAACCCAAGACCATTAAAACTAACATGCCATTCTTCAGAACTAATGTTTTCTTGGAGAAACTCTACTAGTTCTAGGATATCATTCTGGCTTTCATGTACCACAAAGATTCTTTGCTCTTCTGAATTTACAGCTTCAAACACTGCTATGAACGCATTGGAGAGCGTTTCATAATCCATTACATAATGTGTTCTCATAATATATATGTTCAGTTAAGCTGTCCCCCCTTTTATCCACAAAAAAAGGTAGCTGTTGCCACCTTCCCTTGTTGTTACACTCTAAAACAAATGTTATGCATTCACAAAGCTAAGATAATCAAAATCTGCATTAACTGCAATAAGATCAATAAAAGTTTTAATAGATTCTACATCAGAGATATAGTATTCTTGAAACACTTCAAGCTTGTGTCTTTCTTGTTTAACACCTTTAGTACCTTGTGTAGGCTGACCATACTCATCAAGCTTAGGAAGCATCTGTAGTGTATTTCTTTTTGTTTTAGAAATAATTACAAATACTTTGCTCTCCGGGTCAAAGATACATTCTACATAAGGACAATCTGCCGTCATTGGCACTGTTCTAAAACTTGGTTTGCCGTTCCATTCTGAGGCAACCAGCATCATATTTTTTTCCATGTTGGTAATTTTTATACAAATTAACTTATAATCTTTAAGTTTTCCAAATCAGCTACTTTAATTAGTAAACATTCTTTCTCTAAATCAGGCTTATCACATAGTTCACCTACTTGTTCTATTAAATTTTTATCAACATCAAGAATCTCAGCATATCTTTCAAACCAATTTTCTGGATTTAAATAACTATTAATATAAACATAGTTGCCACTATACTGCTCAAAGAAGTTTAGTATAGTAGCTTTAGTTTTTTTGGATAATTTACTATAGTTACCTTTTATTAAATGTTCCCAATCTTCTTTTAAATCAGAAAAATCAAATACAAATACACTCTGTTCTGTATTAATTACTTTGTAATCATGTAGTCTAGTGTGTTTTAATAAAACATTTGATTCAAAATTTTTATATTCTAAATCAGTTCTTGTATCATATAAACATACTAGTTTCATATCCTCAGGAGTATATGTGTCATTCCATCCAAGATAAGTCTCAGATGGAACAACACTTGTACCCCTTTTAATTCCCAAGAGCGGATATATAAATATCTTGGACTTTTGAAAGTATTTCTTGTAAAGTGTATTTATGATCATAATTAAAGTGTTACATTACCTAAAGCTAACTCATAAGGCAATCTATATTCTTTGTTTTCATAGTGATACTTTATCTTATCTTCTATGTCTTCAAAGTCAGCTAACCATATTTCTAAAGTTTCTTTGCTTACCTGGTAAGGATACACTTGATTGTACTTGTCAATTACAATAAATGTAATTACAATGTTCCACTCAGCTGGGTCTGCTAATTCTTTAATAAAATTAGTCCAGGCAAGCTTGTGATAGATAGCAGCCTGAATCCAATATTTATAATAACTTACTGACTCTGGAAAAGAAGCAATATCTTTACCTGTTGTCTTTAAGTCATTGATAAACAATGTCTTAGTGTCATAATCCATCACAACATTATCTAAGATTCCCTTGTAACCAAATGGTAAATGATCCTGATTAATACTAATCATATGCTCACTAAATGTTTTTATGTGAACATCATTTGGAGTTTTATCCAATTGTAAGAGAGATCTTACTGCTTGATTTGACTTCAGTTCAATAACAGACTCTTTACAATTTGCAAGAGTTGTTGAATCAACTACTGTCTTGTCAAGACTTTGTTTTAGAAAATTAAAGTATGCTTTGTTTTCTTCTGTGAGAACTTTATCTAATCTTTGAGTATCTGTTTTAAGAGACTGATATAGATTTGCTATAAGTAATTCTGAGAGTATTTCTTGAGAGTAATCATTCAAAGATAGTGTATCATTTCCAATTGTGCAATGATATTTAAAAATATTATCAATAATTTTTCTTTGGCTATCAGTTGGAAACTTGCCAGGCATGCTGATAAAATCTCTCTCATAGTTATCAGGCTCAAATAAAAGGCAGTGTAGGACACGCCCTGCTACCAGGTGCGCGTCCGTACTGTCCTCTCTTTGGTTGAGCACATAATGACTGTAAAACATTCTAGGTGAGAACAATAGCTTATTAATGCTACTGTAGCTAAAATAGAATTTGTTTTTGTAAAATAATTCTAGTTCATCAGAACCAGTCAATGTCAGTGGACTCATTTGTTTCTATTTGATGGTTAATTGATTCAGGTTCTGGTTCAATAGTATTTTCAAGCTCAACTAACTGTTCTTTTAGATCAGCTCTTTCAACTCTTGTAATTGCTTCCTCTAAAAGTTCATCTTCTATTTGCTCTTCCATATACAATGAAGCCATTGCTCTTTCTTCTTCCTCATTCTCAATTTCTCTTTCCGGAAGAATATTAAATTCAGTTACTGAAGCAACTTCTTTAGAGTCCTCTTTATATTCTATTATACCAGTATAAGAATTATTAATTGCTGTTTGAACTTCTAGAGTAGGAACTATTGCACTTACACTAAATGTAGTGCTATGAGCAATATTTCTGATAAACCAATCAGCTCTTTCTTGGAGTAAAACATGATTCCAATCTTTAGTAAGCAAGCCTAGCTCTATTAATTTCTTAGCTACTCTATCTGGATTTAACCAACCAATCTCTTTTACCGTTATACTGAAATAACTAACCATAGACTTAAAGTTCACATGATTTCTAGTATGACATTCTGAAATTCTACCAGAATAATCTTCAAGAAGAAGCAATAGATACAAAGCACTGTCTATATAGTTAGAGTTTGCCATAATCTCCATTGCCATGATATGATTATCCTGGTCAGAACTTTGAAACATCTTAACCAACTGCTGATATACTTCAGGAGTAATAGTAACTGCATCATCACCATTAATCATAGCAAGTAACTCTGATTCATCAAAGATTGTTTTATTCTGAATATCATCAAGAATATCTTTATATTCATCTTCAACAAAATGAACACTAGAAGAATAACCTGATAATGTGACAAATCCTTTGTCATTCATATCCCTTGCTGTACTATACTCAATGTATATTTTTTCTGGATTACATGCTGCTATTGCTGTATCATACTTATCTGTGTAATACATATCAAAACCCATATGAGGTTTTAACCACTCTACATATTTAGTAAACTCTTCTGTTTTAGCACTATGCAAATAACGTCCACATGTAATTTTATTTATAGTAGCTCTACCAGAAATGATAACATTAGCTCTCTCAGCATCTCTAACTACTTTTACTCCAAGATTCAATGCTAAATCTTTAAGCTTAACCCTAGGAATATTAACTCCCGGCATTAAGAATATGCTATCTCCTTGTGCAGGAACATATCCTTTACTTACGGTATAAATATCATTCTTATTATCAGGTATACCATAAAGTAAATCTACATCTAGTGTATCACCGTCTCTATTACAAATTATAATTTGTTCCATAATATAAAAATATAGGGGGCTATTACACCCCCTGGTTAATTACTGAATTGCCATTTTTACTACAGCAGTATCCGCCATTAAAGCAGAGAACTTAACTTTGTTACCGTTTACAATCTCCTTGACCATATAATATCTCAAGTCATTTGTAAAGCCATCAAACTCAGTAGTAACTTTAGCTAGTCTGTCAATCATAGCTTTAGGAACTGAACCTTTTTCAGCTACAGTAAGTGCATAGTTAATTACACGAGTTGCAATTACACTAGAAAGATCTGCACGGAAGTCATCTCCTTCACCAACTGAAGCTAACAAAGCACCTTTTACATATGCTTCATCTTTAGTAAGCAAATCTTCCGGGGAAATCATCTTGTCAAGCTTGTTATTGATAAACATAGTAAACATGCTAGAGAAATCTGTACCAACAGAACCCTCACCAATCATCTGAACAAGAGGTAACTCATCTTCAAACTTTGGAATAGAACTAATACCATTAAAGAATGTAGTAATAGATCTTGGATTAACTCTCTGAGTTACAAGTTCTGGGTGCATCAACATGAAGTTGATACATCTGCCATCAATAGATGCTTTCTCAGCCCACTTAGCCCACACGTTGACATCATACTTCATCTCAACAGAGATAAATCTTGTCTTCTGAGCTACGTCAAGACTGGTTACATTATAGTCACCATTGTCTGGATTAGTAGTCAAGATAACATGCCAGTTCTTTGGAAGCTTCCATGATACATATTCTTGGCGGTCCAAGATCTCCATGGTAGCTTGCATAAATCTGTGGTCAGCACGAGTATAGTCATCTAAGATTAGGAAACCACCCTCACCTTTACCTTGAATCCACTCAGGAGCAGCATGAGACATTCTCTTATCTGCTACAGTATAACCTGCTTTCATCGCAGCTGGTACTTGAGCTTCAGTAATCCATCTTTGTTTACCTTCTTGGTTCTTTACTAAGAATTCTTTAACAGGAAAACCAACAAGGTCACCCAACTCCTCAATCTGAGATAGATTAAGTTTTACTACTTCCATACCAAGTTCTTTACCTAACTGCAAGATTGCAGAAGTCTTACCAAGACCAGCATCACCCTCAATATTAATAGCCACAGGAATCTTTCCTTCAGACTGAATATGTTGATTGTTTTTAACCATGTGACGGATAAAACCTTTTAACTCATCTACGTTCAATTGTACTGTATTCATAATATTTGTTTTTATAATTCTAACTTAATAACTTGGCCCTTACACCTAAATCCATGTGTAAGAGCTTTTCTAACTGTGCCTTCATTGGCATTTAATAATAGTGCAGCTTCTTTAATACTTGATACAACAGTTGTTTCAACTCCATCAAATATGCTAATCTTCTTAATTGAATATGGTTTTCTATTTCTCTTAGAAATACTTGATATAGCATCAAACTTTTCCTTTCTCCATTGAAAACCACTAGAAGATTTATAATTTCCACTTGCAGCATCTCCTATGGACTGCTCATTACCGTTAACAGCTAATGCAGCTTCCCTTATACTATTGTACTCATTTACATAACAACCATCTAGGGTATATTGATATACCTTAATTGAAGCATGATTGTCCTTACCTAACCTTTTATTAGTGTTAGCCATTCTCAACTTTTCTTTTGTAATTTCACTTTTTATTCTACTTATAGGATCTCTTTCAGCATTGATATCACATTCATAATAATTAATGTAATGTACTTCTCTCTCAAGATAGTTCTCACAAAATTCAATAACAGTAAAAGTCATTTCTTCTTTATACAAATTATAGACTCTTTGAAGAAATTCATTGTAATGATTACCTCTCTTTAGAGAATTTAGATGCTGTTTATACCTAGAGTATATATCAACACTGCTACCCACGTATCTATGGGAATTTGTACTTATGATATACACTCCACACTTCTTATGTATATCCTGTTTTTGATGTTTTAATTTCATATACAAATATACATAAAAAATGTGATTAAGTAATAAAATTGGAATTAAAGTTCAAGTCTGATAACCTGTCCTGGAAGGTCTTCATTCATGCTTGATTGTTCTGACAAAACCCACAGAACTCTGTTTCTTGGTTTTACAGATGTATAACACTCTCCGTCAGTAAAATACACCAGGCTAGTATATTTCTTAAGGTTTGCATTGTAATAATCTAGGACGGGATCAAAGTCAGTCCCACCTCTTCCATGTACTTTGAGATCATTCTTGCCTTTGTAGGCTTCAATAGACCGGATACTTGTATCACATTGTACTATAGTAATATCAACTCCTGCTTTATGTATGTGATGAATCTCATTCATAAACTCAGTAAGTTCTGTATCACTAACAGATCCAGAAGTGTCAATAGCCAATAGCATATGTTGCTTCATCTTGATCTTAAGACCAGGATTATCTTCATATCTATAGTTCTCTTTTCTTCGGATCTTCTTAGTAAAGATTTTAGTACTTGTACCAGTGAATCTTCTAAGATATCCTTTCCAATCAAATTTAGCTTTGACAACTTCATCTAGAACAATCAGTCCTTCAATTTCTCCTGGAACATTACCACGTTTCTTAATGGTCTGTTCTTTGGCATCTTTTAGAATTTTCTGTACTTGTTTCTCAATAAGTTTCTTCTCAGCTTCAGACATGTCTTCAAACTCTTCCCATGTAGAATGATCTGGTATGTCTCCACTTGCAATGTTATCAAGTAGTTTATCCATTTCTTGATCACCACTTGTACCATTCTTATCCTTCTCATCTTGAAGGCGGAGAAGCTGGTCATAGTAATATCTACAACCAGCCTTTCTATCTAGTTGAATGTCTGTATAGTCATCAATGTTGATACCTCCTTCTGGCAGCCAAGAGGCTTCAATATACTGATTAATTTCCATATCCATGGCAACATTTGCAAGTTTTTTGTTGCTAAAAGAACCAAAACTTACAAGGTGACCAAATGCAATATGGAGTAATTCATGTTTCAGTAAGCCTGTCTTATGATCATCACTTAGACTATTCCAGAATTCTTCATTAATAGCCAATTGATAATTAATATTCTGCTTACTTACACCTGCAGTAGGGAGATCTTTTCTCCATACTTTATTCAACATAATGAGAAAGAACCCGTAATAGGGCTCTTTCAACATTAGTTCTTTACTAATTTTACTAAGACTCCGTGCTTTGTCCATCATCTTTAATTTTCACATCAATGCTTATTTGATTCATATCATAACCTATCTGACCCAACATGCTTGTTAGATCTCTGACAAAGTTTTCTATGAATAGCTCAACCAAAAGCTTATCGGCTTTGTATGTAGTTAATAATCCTAGTACTCTTGCACTAGATAATGACCCTATCTGTTCAGATATAACGGGTAAAACTATCTTATAAGATTTTGGTGCTTGTTTACCCCAAACTGTAGAATCTTTTTTAGAATACTTATATAATACAATTAGCTCTGCTATACTCAAACCACTGTTCTCTATTACTTCAAAAGCAATAGTATGGTTATCTGCATCACTAGAGTTAAACATAGAAATCAGATTGTTCAATTCAGCTTTACTTAGTTTCATTAGTCTTCAATTTTAAGTGTCTTAATCATCCATTCTGTGGGTTTATTAATATTATCAACCCACTCTTTTGCACTTGGGATATATCCATTGCAGTCTTCTTTTACGTGCTGCTCTCCAATATATCTTACGTACACTTTCTTACCATCAGAGTTTTCAATGATCTGGCCAAAGATCTTTTCACATTCAAATATGCCCTCACTGTGGTGACGGAACATTCTGTGTTTACTATGGCCAATCCAAGCCTTTGTAGCATCAAACCACTCATGGATCTCTAGATAGTCTAACCAAGAACCACCAAACTTTCTAGCTGATGATTTTGCATGTTCTACAGGATGTGACATTAGTCTAGAGATTTATTTATTAAGGATCCTTCATGTGTATATGTATCAACTTCAGTAACTCTAATATTATTCATTACATCATACTTACCAGATGGTACTAGAATACACATTGTACCATAACCACCTTCATTATTCCACCAATCTTCTACATCATTTAGAATCTTTTCCTCAGCAAAATTTTCAATATCAGAAGATAAACCAGAATCAAGATTTCTTAAATACTTAGCTCCTTCTTCCCAAGAATTAAGAGATCTAAGTTTATCAAAAGCTTTTTCTTCATCTTCAGGAAGTTTATCTGTTGTATAAAGTACTTCATCTATACAGCCAGAGTCTCCACTACCTTCATAATATATCTGGATACCAGTCACACCAAGGTCAGCCAACTGAATCAGGAGGCTTGTCATCATTGTTTCATTCATAACTATTTAATTTTGTAAAACCTGCCAAGGATATTGGCATTTAAATATTCTTCTTTTTCTAGCACCTCTCTTGTAAATTGGTACTTGGTCTCATGATATGTTAGTTCTGTCTTAGAAAAACAGATTCTTACCATGAACCTTTTAATGGGAACACCATTCTTATGTGCATCTTGTAGCACTTTATTGCTACTATAGTAGTTCTGATAGTTAGGTTTTACCTGGATAGTGTATTTCTTTGCACGTTTGTCTTCCATATTAGCAAGAGCTTTTACTCCAAACTTTTTCTTAGTTGTGGAATAGAAGTTCTTCTTACCAACATACCTAACAGACTTACCATCTATGATAGTTTCCATTTCATATATAAACCCAATGGCTCCTTCTGGAATCTTGCTGTCATTAAATACTTCTCCTTTGTATAACCAACTCATACTGCTTGTTTTAGTAAAGATAATAATTTGTCTCTAACTATCTCTATACCATGGTCTTTAACAGAATCTGATAGATCCTTAGACATCTCAAGATTAATAGCTTTAATACTGTACTTATCTGTATATCTCTGAGCAGCCTTAATACCGGGCTCATCATTATCAAACAGTACAATTATCTTAGAATATTTCTCTTGAAGCTTACCTATAATAGATTCTCCAATCATTGTATTCTCACTGTCCGGAGCAATACATTCTATATTACCAATACCAAGCTTCTTAAAACTCATAAGATCTTTAAGAGATGATACAATCAGCAAATACTTACAATCATACTGTAGTTGATCCATACCTTGAGTATAGTTCTGGATCTTAATAAACTTTTTCTCAGGAACCCTTGGCATATAAATTTTATAGAGCTCACCATCATTACGGAAATAACCATAAACATAGGGTCTAGAAAACTTATAGCTTGTGATAGAACCATCTGGTTCAGTCTTAGACATTGTAAAGAACTCTAGTGGAACTACATTATACTGACTTAAGATACTAGAACTAATTTTAAATTGTGTCCAGTACTTTTGGTCTAGTGTATTCCAGTGTCTCATTTCAAAGTCTACAACCTTGAACTTATCATAGAACTGTATAGGACCTCTTTCTGCAGGTGCATTATGTTTTAAATACTCCTGATAATCGGTCATTATTCTATTAACTGCCTTAAATCTGGCATCATAATTAAATAAACACTTAACAAGTTCTATTTGGTCACCTTGAAATCCTGAAGAAAAATCCTTGAACTTATACTTACCATCATCTTGATAGACAAACATGCTAGGCACTTTATCTTTAATATTAAATGCAGATAGCATCTTAATATTTTGTCCTGTAAGTCTTTCTTTTAAGTTCAAATAATACTCAAATACCCATTCTCTGGGTACTTCTTCCAAATCAGATATTAAATTCCTTGTTGAAATCATAACCAATAAAATATAAAGGGGGAGCGCCTGATTTAGTTTAAAATCTTGGTTAGACAATAATTAATACTAAACTCCCCCTTTAAAGAGAGTAAGTATTAATCTAAACTAAAGTCAGATGATGTCTTAGGTTTTGTAAACACATCATCATCATCCCCGAAAGATTTAACTTCTTTAACTTCTAATTTTTTAAGATGTTTTGCTTCATCATATCTGATTACAGAACCACCATCTTCTTCACCATAGGCATATTTCTTGCCTTCAGCTTTTGGAAGCCACATGTCATAATTAGTATAACCAGTTTTGCCTTCGTATTCTTTACCAGCTACACAGAACTCAAGATACTTTTCTCTAAAGTCTGCAGTCTTGTTGAATGCTTTAACAAAATCTTGGATTGTTTCATGCTTACCGTCTTGTTGAAGGAACCAATCATCAATCTGAAGAGTATGAGCCAAAGTTCTTAAGAAGATCAAGATAGATCTATCTCTCTGAATTTTAATACCAGATTTAGTCTCACCATCTGCAAATGCATATTGACTTGCTTTAACTCTACCAATCTGACCTCTGTAACGTCCTTTACTTTCATCATCTTTATCAATCATGAAACCTTCAAAACCATCAATAGGTGCAGTTTCTGTATGTAACATCAGATGATATGCACCATCAATAAACTTGAAATCCTCAAGCTCAATATTGTTAATCTTCAATACATGGTTACCTGGTGAAATTGTTTTTGGTAGGCCTGTGCCTTCTTTACCCAAATCAGTTGTGCTTAATGCCATTTTTCTTAAAATTAAATTATTAAATAAAAACTTTGTCCCAGTGAAATTGTAATTCACCTGACTCAGTCATTTCTGTTACTACTATTTCTTCATTACGTAAGTGGTCAGGTCTTGCACCGCAAGTTACTTCTTCACTTGTTTTAAATGATAAAATAGTTTTATTTCCTTTTCTATACATGTAGCCAATTGCATCTGCGTTAGCACAGATTAGAGACTTAATCTTACCTGTCAAATCAATATTTGCAGCAAGAACCATCTCACCCTTATCATCTACCTGTTTGTCTTTAATGTGACCAGATAAAATAATATGGGGTGCTAATGTATCAATAAAATCTAAAACTTGAAAGAAAGCTTGTCTTAAATATAGATATCCTGCACCGTTAGGTAAGGACAAGACATTATCTCCATCATAGTTTTTACCCATACTAGTAGCACGGTACAGTTTGATAGCCAACGGCATAACCATATCTTCTAATGCAGTTACAGTATCTATTGTAACATACTTATATGGTTTACCCGCTTCTTTGATTGCCTTTCCTGTTTCAAGCAACTCTTGCAAAGAAGTAATCTTTACTTTGAGAGCTTCTACATAATCAGCACCATTTTCTAAATCAATCAATAAATTATTCTCAAGACCAGCAAATGCTGTGGTCTTTCCAGTCTTTGGCTTAGAATAGATAATTAATCTTTTAGGATTAACTCTTTCTGCCGCAACTTTTTTAGTTGGAAGTACTATACTCATTACTTAAGTTTTTGTGCTAGTTTCTGAAAGTCTGTTGCAATTCTTAAAAGAATATCAGATGCAGATTCATCAAGAGATAATTCTTCCTTAGTTTCTTTGAGCTTAGGAATAAATTCATTTTCAAAATCTGGAAATACAGATAAACTTACTTGCTCTTTAGGAGCTTCAGCTTTTCTTTTCTCATAAAGATTGTAAGTAATCTCAGAACCATCCGGCATAATAACCATTAACTCAGACAATGGAATTGTATAAGCAAAATAGTTATCACCATTAGAGTTAGTACCTTCTTTTACATCATACTCTTCAGCAAAGTAAGGATTAGATTTGTACTTGAATAAAGGTCTGTCTTCAAATGCTGATTCAATACCTATTTCTTTCCCATTAATATCTCTATTAACATCAATGAACTCAATGAAGATGTCTTCATTTCTTTTTAGTTCACCTTCAAATAGCTGTACTTGCCTGCCATACTTACCTTTCTGAAAGAAGGCAGTCTTTAGGACAAAGAAAGGGTCAGCTATTTGAGCTTTTCTAAACTTATCCGTGTGATAAGTAAAGAACTCTTTTTCTTTTTCTTTTCTACTCATAATTATAATTTAAGTTTTGTTGCTTGTGGAGGTGTTTCTATTTCAACTATCCTCATGTTCTCTCTATCTAGCTTAAAGAAGCTTAACCTAGTTGTTCCATTCCTAGATTTTAAGAAGTGAAATGCAAGAAGATCTTCATCATTCACTATAAATCTTTCAGGACCATAGAATCTAATCTTTCTGATAGCTGGTTTATTAATACCAAGTACTACATCAGCATGTTGTAATAGAGCATCTGCTCCAAATAAATCAGAATCTAATACATAATTCCCATAGTCACCATCTTTGGATCTGTCTGGATTATCTATATTCCTATTCAGCTGACTCAAGACAAGAAATGCCACAGGATAATGCTTCTTCATATATGTTAGAGCTTCCCCTAGAGCATATAATACTTCAAACTTATCTCTCTGACCTTTTCCTACTTTAAGTAGCGCTGAGTGGTCAATAGTAACCAGAGCATTTGTGTAGTTACCCTGTTCATCTTTGTGAGCTTCCATATAATAATGTATAGTAGCACACATCTCATCAACGGTACACGGATCATATACTACATCTATGACATCAGTCTTCTCAGTTTCCTCATAGTACTGTACACATCTTAAGTATAGATCCTTATCCACGGGTTCCCCCTTGCTCATTAATGTATTGTAATCAGAAGCAGTATTCAGACTCAGCTTTCTGATACCATTGGTTTCATCAAGCATTTCAAACTGGAACTTAAGTACTCTAAACTTATGGTCTTTATTCTCTTCAATAATATCAGAGATTAATTGTTCCATAAATAGAGTCTTACCTGTTCCCGGTCTAGCACCAACTACGGTGATAGTTCTCCATTCCAATCCATCACAGAAGGCATCATTAAATTTGGGCCATGAGCTTTTGAGTGATTTTAGCTCACCAGATCTTCTAGCCTTCATCTTAAGAAGGGCTTTTCTAAGAGCGTCTCTCTCACTCACAGGCTTCAGAGCCCGGGCACCGTTATATAATTCCGCCATAATAAAGGATTTATTCTGTAAATCTAAGCTTCATATCATTATAGATATAATGTGAAAAGCCTACTATAAACTCAATTGCCAAGAACTGCAAGATATTCATATCTACAAGAACAGTCTTAACTAACAGCCAGGATGCTAAAGTACCTATAGCTGCAATAAGAAATAATTTAAATCTAATCATACAATCTTTTCTTTAAAAAATACAGGTGCTTCATAATCATCTTGTGAAATCATATCACAGTAAGTTGCTAGAGTAGAATCCCAGGTCTTATCTGTACTCTGTTTTCTAATAAAGTACTGTGAGTTACGCATGTAGTTGTACCTATTAATAGAATACTCCTCTACATATTTCTCAGTAGCTTGAACAACTGTTTCCCAAGAATAGTCAAATGTTTCAAAGAACCATCTGAATGCATTTTCTAGACTCTTTACATTAACTCTAGCATAAACACCACTTGGCAACTTACTTGCCGGGAAACATTCATTGTAAGTTTTAATGTTGTCTAGAAACTCATCCCCCATAAGGTTTTTAGATGTTTTCTTCTTAGACTTCTTGAAATAGCTCTCAATTTCTTGTATAAATTTAAGGCTATTCCCTGACAATTCCAAGGATTCTGTAAGGTTATTACCTGATTTTAATTTGGTGACCTCAATAGAAGCATTTACCAAATTACTAGGTACAATCTTATTGTGTATACAGTACAATACATAGAATGCATTAGGACTCAGCCCTGCTTTCATTAGTTTGTTAAATACTTCTTGCATTACCAGTGAATTGTGTAGTTATATAAATGTTTAACAGTGGTTTGTACCTCTCTAAAGACACCTTTAGAATCCCATTTGCTACCATTATATGCAGCACTTGCAGGGTGAGAGACCATAAATTTAGTACAATTTTCTCCACACATATCTGCCCACTCCTGAGATTTTTTACCCATAAAGACATAAACTAGTCCCGGATGAAAGTTCTTAAAGTAATCAAATAAGTATGCTGTAAGTGGAGCCCAGAGTTCATAGTGTTTACCAATCTTACCAACTTCAGTTGTAAGAGCAGTATTAAGCAATAGTACACCCTGATTAGACCATCTCTTTAAATCCAGGGGTCTATCATAGAATGGATACATCTTCTGTGCTTCATCTAAAATAAATCTCAGAGAAGGTTGTTCTTTTTCAGATTTACTACAACTAAACGCAATACCATCTGCTACACCAATGGTTGGATAGGGATCTTGTCCAACTATTACAACTTTTAGTTCATCATAAGGACATTCTTCAAATGCTCTAAATATATCTTTAAGAACCGGAGTAAATCTTTGTCCATTATTAGACATGTTGTACAAGTCAGTTAGAATTTTCTCAAACTCTATACTAAATATAAAAGGTTTAAGAACTCTACCCCAACCACTGGGTTCAAGTTTATTAAATATTTTTTGTTTATAATCATCAATGTCTAATATATTATTCATAATGGTGTATATTTGTATAAAAAGTATAATATAATGGCTACAGTTAAAGAATTAAAAGATGATGCATTAATAAAAATTGAAGTAAATAAAAGCTTCTATTTTATGGTAAAGAATGCTCTTTTCTTTTTATTTAGAAATATGGATATTAAGGAAGAAGATAGAGAAAATGTTCTTAAAGAACTTATGACTAAAAACTTCAATGATATGACTCATTGGGAGCAATCTTTTTATGCAATTACACTTTTACTTGCTGAAATTGAAAGACAAGCTAGTCTTACAGATCAATTTCAAGATGTAGAAATTGATTCTAAGCAAGATTAATATTAAATTCTCTACCTATTTGTATACAAGCTTCAATAGCTAGTACTAATTCATCTTTACTACAGTCTGCAAAAGACTTACAGTATTCAGCACCTTCTGCATCATAACATAGACCAGAATGTTGCTTTATAATAATTTTCATTTCATCAAATGTATAGCCAGATTCCTTGGCTAATTCACGTATGCATGCATGGACTTTAGCTAACTGTGCTACAGAACCATCATCTGATGTAAGTCCCATAAACACCTCAACTTGTTGTCCATCAGATAGCTTATCCAAAAATATTTGATAATTTAATTTTGATTTATCATCAGGATAAACTAACTTCCCATCACGTTTCACTAGTTTTACAGTAAACATATGCTAAATTTTTAGTATATTATTAATAGATATGACAGCACAGAAAGGTAACCTAAATGGGAGAGTTAAAGATACTGAAATAATATTAGAGTATCTTGAAAAGTTTCCAAATTCCCCAACTAAAACTCTTGCAAGAAAGATCTATTCTGAGCATCCAACTTTCTCATCCTTTGAAGTAGTATACAATAGAGTAAGATATTACCGTGGACAAATAGGTAAGAAAAACAGAAATGTATTGTATACTGCACAATTCCAAAAAGAACTTAAAGTAGAATTTACTATGAAAGAAAAATTCCTACCAGAGTCTTATGCTACTAAGCGTGATACTTTTGTATTTCCATCAGGCTGTAACTCATTAGGAGTTATTGGAGACCTACATATACCATATCAAGATAATGATGCTATAGAAGTAGCATTTGATGAAATGGAAAAACAAAACATAGAATCATTACTTATTAATGGTGACATGTTAGACTTCTACCAGATGTCATTCCATGAAAAGGATCCAAGAATGGTTCATTTCAAACAGGAAATTGAAGCTGGTAGACAATTTCTAGACTATTGCAGATCGCGATTCCCAAATATTCCTATTTACTTCATCCCAGGTAACCATGAAAATAGATTTGAAAGATACCTTAGAGTTAAGGCATCAGAACTATTAGACATGGATGAATTCAGATTAGATGTACTTCTACATGTAGCTGAATATGGTGTACAGTATATACCATTTAGATCTAAAGTTGTCTTTGGTGACTTCTTAATAGAACACGGAGATAAAATCCCTGGTGCAGGTGGTGTTGTACCAGCACGTACTGCTATAATGAGGTTAAAGACTAATTGTCTTATCAATCATTTTCATAAAACAAGCTCTAGTTCACAAAGAGTATATGGTCCAGGAGATTCTACAATTATCCGTGGTTATAGCCTTGGATGCTTGTGTGAACTTACTCCAGAATATCTAGAAATAAATGAATGGAAC